GGAGCGGGATCTGTTGGTGCCGGATCAGTCGGCGCGGGATCTGTTGGTGCCGGATCAGTCGGCGCAGGATCTGCTGGCGCAGGGTCTGCGGGAGCGGGATCTGTTGGTGCCGGATCAGTCGGCGCGGCTGTTGGCGCGGGGTCGGCCGGCGCAGGGTCTGCGGGAGCGGGATCTGTTGGTGCCGGATCAGTCGGCGCGGGATCTGTTGGCGCGGGGTCGGCCGGCGCAGGGTCTGCGGGAGCGGGATCTGTTGGTGCAGGGTCAGTTGTCGGGGCGGGATCCGTCGGCGCCGGATCGACCGGCGAGGGGTCGGCCGGTGCAGGGTCGGCCGGCGTAGGGTCGGCCGGCGTAGGGTCGGCCGGCGTAGGGTCGGCGGGATTTGCCGGGCCCGGCGTGGGAGGCACCAGGTCGGCGGGGTCGGGCGTGTCGTGCGCGGGGTCCTGGCCGCTCTGCTCGGCGCCCACGACGTCGTTGACGAACTGCGGGTACCGGCCCTTGAGGGTCGAGTACAGCGCCGCGTACGGGTTGCTCAGGTCGGTCGCCCGCGCCGTCACGCCGTCGGTGAACACCGCCATCCGCCCGGCCTCGCGGTCCGCGGTCGAGTTCCACACCGAGAAAGGCGCGGTGATGACGTACCCGCCGTCCACGGGCTGCACGATCAGCGTGTGCCGCGAGAACGCGACGTACGCCTGGTCCAGCACCAGGCCCGTGCTCGGCATGTGCAGGTTGCCCACCAGGATGCCCATGTGTTGTGGCCCGAGAACTTTTTTGGGGCGGAACCGGATGCCGCTGCCAGGCACCGGGCCCATCAGCCTGGGCAACCTGCGGACGGAGTTCGGGCTGACCGGGCCGGTGTCGCTGGCCAACGTCAAGAACTGGGGCGCCGCGCAGCACGGCGCCGGCGTGTCGCTGGCCAACTTCCGCGGCGTGTCGTCGGCGCTCTGGGTGTACCCGCCGCCCGGCATGCCGACCTCGACCGCCTGGACCAAGCCGGCCACGCTGGTCAACGGGCTCCGGTACGCGACTGCCAACGTCTCAACCGCCCCGTACGCCAACGGCGTGTACAACGCGTACATGAGCCAGCAGTGGTGGAACTACGTCGACGCCACCGGCAGCATGTCGGGCGCCGAGCAGGGCCCGCCGGGCATGTGTTACCGCCCGTCAAGCGACGGGACCGGGGTGTCGTGCACGTTCTCGTACCAGCTCAGCTCCACGGCAGACGGGACGCCCATGGTATACACGCTGGACTTCCCGTCCCCCATCACGGTGTTCGCGTACAAGGTCATGGCCCGCACCCAGTGCTGCCCGGAGCAGATCCCCCAGAAGTGGACGCTGGACGGCTCCGCCGACAAGGTCACCTGGACCACCGTGGACACGCGCAGCGGCGTGAACAACTGGATCCTGGGGTCCGCGAACCACTTCAGCGTGCCGGTCCGGTCGCCCAAGAAGTTCCAGTACTGGCGGCTGTCGGTCACGCGCAACGGCGGCGGCCTCGTGTGCGTGTCCAAGCTCATGCTGTTCTGCCCCGAGCAGCCGGTGGCCGCCGTGGCGCCCACGGACTTCATCCACATCAACGCGCAAACCGTGGGGCTGTCGGGCGGGTACAACGGCGGGCCTTACGTGTCGTACTTTTCAGGCCGCTACTCGTTCTCCGCGCAGCCCGTCACGGCCAACGTCGCGACCAACGGCGGGTTCACGGCCATGACGCTCGCGGCCTTCACGGGCAACGGCTCGGCCAGCAACGAGCGCATCTTCGACTTCGGGGAGCAGTCGACCAGCAACAACATCGTGATCGCGCGGTTCGGCACGACGCCCCAGGCGCTCTTCGGCGTGTACAGCGGGGCGACGCTGTACTCCGCCACGACCGCGTCGAACGTGATCACCCAGGGCGCCTGGAACCTGTGGACCGCCCGGTACTTCGCGAGCAACAACGCGATGCAGCTGTACCAGGACGGCGCGCTGGTCGCGACCGCCACGGGCGTCGCCTTCGCCAACCGCGTGCTGCCGCAGACCTACGTAGGCAGGTCGTGCAACTCGGGCGACCCGTACTCGTTGGTGAACGTCAAGAACATCGCGATGTGGGACCGGGCGCTGTCCGACGCCGAGGTCGAGACCGCAAACGTCTTTTTACGGAACGACACGGGCGCGCTGCCGACAGGCACGATCTCGACCTTCTCGGTCGCCTCGCTGATGGTCCCGGTGATGAGCGGCTTCACCGCCAACGTCGGCAACGTGGCCACCTTCAACCTCTTCAACGCGCCCACCGTGTCCGACACCGGCGGGTACAACGGGGGGCCCTACGTGGGCTTTTCGACGCCGAGTTCCCAGTACGCGGCGTCCACCGGGTCGCTCACCTTCAACATCACCACAAACGGCGGGTACACCGCCATGACGATGGCGAAGTTCGTGGGGCCCTTCAACCAGAGCTACGAGCGCGTCTTCGACTTCGGGGCGGGCGGGTTCTCGCAGAGCCTGATCCTGTGCCGGTCGGCGGGCACCCAGGCGTTCTTCTACACGAGCACCGGCTCCATCGCCGGCGGGACCATCGTGCAGGACGCCTGGAACCTGTGGACGTGCAGGTACTTCACCAGCAACAACGCGATGCAGCTGTACCAGAACGGCTCGCTGGTCGCCACCGGGACGGCGACTGGCATGCCGAACCGGACGCTGTCGACGTGTTACTTCGCCAAGAGCAACAACCCGGACCCGTACGGCAACGTGTGGGTCAAGAACTGCGCCATATGGGACCGCGCGCTGTCGGACGCAGAAATAACGACGGCGACGGCGTACCTACGAAACGACACCGGCAGCCTGCCCGCCGGCAACGTGGTGAACTTCTCGGTCGGCGCCGTGCGCAACTGGACGTTTGCCAACGGCATCTCGGCCTCGTGGTCGTCGACGAAAAACGCGTCCAACGTGTCGCTGGCGTACGGCCTCGGGGCCTCCCCGAGCTCGTACGCGGTCTACGGGCCGGTGACGGCCTCCCCGACGATGATGTCCAACGTCTTCGCCGCCAACACGGTGTACACGATCCAGGCAACGCCGGTGGGCTGGACGGGCTCCGGCCCGGCGCTCGCCTGCACCGCGACCTCCCCGCAGCTGCAGGCGGCAAGCTCCGCGGTCGTGTACCTGAAGCCGACGTCGAATGTCGTTCCCACCGCCGGCAACCTGGGCAACCCGCTGACGGTCGTCGGAACGGCGTCGACGGTTCTCGACGCCTCCCGCGGGTACGTGCTGTCGCTGTCGGCCGGCGGGCTGCTGAACACGGCCGTGCCCCCGGGGAACTCGTACACCAAGGCCGCCTGGGTGTACGCCACGGCGGCCCCCGGCGCCAACGCCGTTCACTTGCTGTCGTCGACGACCGGGTCCCCCGGTCATTACCTGTTCCTGAACGCGGGCGTGCTGTCGGCCGGGCAGGACACCTCCGCCCTGAGCGTGTGCGTGGCCGACCCCGCGGGCAACAGTTTCCCGAGCAACGCTTGGGTGCACGTGGCGTACACGTACAACAAGACGACCAACACCGCGGTGCTGTACAAGAACGGCCTGGCGGTCGCGAGCAACACGGCCGTGGCGGCCTGGACCGCGGGCGCGACCACGCCCGTGTGCATCGGCGGGTACGGCAACGCGAGCAGTTGGACGGGGTACCTGGACGACGTGCGCGTGCACTCGGCCGTGCTGAGCGCGGCCCAGATCCAGCAGCTGCAGGCCCCCTTGCAGGCGGCGACGGACCCGCTGTGGGCCAACGTGGTCTTCCGGGCCGTGTACGACACGGACTGGAACGACTACAAGAACGGGCTAATCGGCGTGCAGAACTCGCCGGGCACGGGGACCATCACGTTCGCAACACCGACGCCGACTGGTCTGGGTGGGCAGGCCGTGCGGTTCAGCCCAACCAGTGGGGATGGCATTGGCATCCGATATACGAGCTCGGCATTCAACCTGGGCACGGGGCCAGTGACGATCGAGTTCTGGGCCTACTTCGACGCAGTCCCGGCCAAGCTGACCAGCGTGGTTAGCAGCACGAACAACAACTTTGTCGCCGGAACATGGCGCATCAATTACGACACGTCGTACAGCATGAACTTTGGGGTGTATCCCAATAGTTCTGGGCTTGGCGCCCCCCTGAGCGGAACCACGTGGTACCACATATGCGGCATGCGCGTCGGCACGGGCCTGTACCTGTTTGTCAACGGCGCGCCGTACGCGTCCAGCGCCAACGCCATCAGCACGACCGACTTCATGGGCGCAACCGTGTTCCCTGGCACCACGTACGGTCTGGACGTCGGCTGCAACAGCTATTTGAACCAGGCCTTTTACGGTCGCGTGGACGACCTGCGCATCACGGCGGCGCAGCGCTACCCGCTGACCGGGTTCACGCCGCCCACGGGCCCGCTGCCCTGCGGCTAACCCCGTGCCGAGCCCGGCACTTTTTTGGGGCGAAACGGGATGCCGCTGCCAGGCACCGGGCCCATCAGCCTGGGCAACCTGCGGGCGGAGTTCGGGCTGACCGGGCCGGTGTCGCTGGCCAACGTCAAGAACTGGGGCGCCGCGCAGCACGGCGCCGGCGTGTCGCTGGCCAACTTCCGGGGCGTGTCGGCCGGGCTGTGGGCCTACCCGCCGCCCGGCATGCCCCAGCCGACGTCTTGGGCCAAGCCCGCGACGCTCGTGAATAACGTTCGGTACGTAACCGCCAACGTGACCACCGCGCCCTACGCGAACGGGCCGTGGAACGGGTACCTGAGCGTGCCGTGGTACGCGTACGTGGACGCGACCGCCAACGTCCAGACCCTCGAAAACAGCCCGGCGGGCCTGCTGTACTTCCAAACCTCGGCCGACCCGGCGCGCTACGGCTACTGCGGGTCCAACGACCCCTACTACCTCAGCTCCACCGCGGACTCGGCCCCGGTGTACTTCTCGGTCGACCTGCCCTACGCCGTCGCGCCCTTCGCGTACAAGCTCATCGCGCGGTACGACAGCAACCCCGAGCAGGCCCCGAGCAAGTGGACGCTGGAGGCCTCCGCCGACCGCGCCGGCTGGACCACGGTGGACTCCCAGGCGGGCGTGACCAACTGGGTCCTCGGGGCCAGCAACCACTTCGCGCTGGCGCGCAGCACCCGCAAGTACCAGTACTGGAGGCTGGGCGTGACCCGCAACAACAACGCCACGCCCGGGGTGGTGACCGTTTCCAAGATCGTGCTGTACTGCCCGGAGCAACCGGTCGTGAACATCACCGCGCCGTCGTGGACCACCATCAACGCGCCGAAGATCTCGCCGACGGGCGGGTACAACGGGGGCGCGTACGTCGGCTTCTCCGCGGGCTCCTCGCAGTACGCGATCCTGGCGTCGACGCTCACGGCCAACGTCGCGACCAACGGCGGGTTCACGGCCGTGGCGCTCGTCAGCGCCACCGGCACCCCGGGCACCAACGAGCGCGTGTTCGACCTGGCGGACTACGGCGGCAGCAACAACATCATCCTGCGCCGCAACTCGGGGAACCCGGCCATGACCTTCTCGATGCAGAACGGCACCGGGTCCAACTTCACGGTGTCGGGCGGCACCCTGGCCCAGGACACGTGGAACCTGTGGACCGCCCGCTACTTCGCCGCCAACACGGTGATGCAGCTGTACCAGAACGAGGCGCTCGCCGCGGCGGCCGCCGGGACCGCCGTCACGGACCGCACCACCGGGCAAAATTACGTCGCGAAGAGCACCTTCGGCACCGGGACCGGCGCGTACTCGAACCTCCGGGTCAAGGCGCTCGCGATCTGGGACCGCGCGCTCAGCGACGCGGACCTCGCCACGGCCAACGTGTACTTCCGCGACGACGTCGGTTGGCTTCCCGAGGGCGCGATCGCGACGTTCTCGGCCGCCGCGCTCCAGATGCCGGTGATCGGCAACCTGAGCTCGACCAGAACCACGCTCGCCACGTTCCAGGGGGTCAACTCGCCGACCACCTCGGCCACGGGCGGGTACAACAACGGACCCGTCGTCGATTTCTCCGCGCCGAAATCGCAGTACGCGATGACCGTGGCCCCCGTCACGTTTCAATGGGTGACCAACGGCGGCTGGACCGTCATGGCTCTCGCGAGGTTCACCGGCGTCGCGGGCAACAACGAGCGCATCTTCGACTTCGGCAGCAACTCCGGCTCGTACAACAGCTGCTTCCTGGCGAGGAACGGCACCAGCACCGCCATGAACTTCATCATATACAGGGGCTCAACCGCATACGGCCTAACGACCGCCTCGGGCGTGATCACGCAGGGCACCTGGAACCTGTGGACGGTGCGCTACTACAGCAGCGGCGTGATGCAGCTGTACCAGGATGGCGTGCAGGTCGGCAACGTGACGATTTCTCCCGTGCAGTTCGACCGGACCAACACCACCAACTACGTGGGGAGGTCCAACGTCCCTACGGACGCGTACAGCAACGTGCAGATCAAGACCCTGGTCATGTGGGACCGGGCGTTGTCGGACGCGGAGCTCGCCACGGCCGATACGTACGTCAAAAACGACACGGGCGCGTTGCCGGCGAACACGCTCGTGACGTTCACGTACACATCCATGGCCAACGTAAGCACGCCGACTGGGAGCATCACGGCCACCGCCGGTTCCACCCTGTCCAACGGCGTCACGGTGACGTGGACCGCCGTGAATACTTCCAACGCGGCGCTGTCGTACGGCCTGGGCGCCTCGCCGGGATCTTACGCCACATACGCCACGCAGGTCTCGCCCGCCACCATGTCCAACGTGTTTGCGGCCAACACGGTGTACACGATCCAGGCGGTGCCGGCGGGCTTCGCGGGCACGGGCGTCGCGGCGACCGCGGCGGTCACGACCCCGCAGCTGGTCGCCGCCAACCTGGCGGCCCTGTACCTCAAGGCGGTGTCCAACGCCGTGCCGGCCTCGGACAACCTGGGCAACCCGCTGACGGTCGTGGGGAACGCGTCTTCTGTCCTGGACCCGACCCGCGGGTACGTGCTGTCGCTGTCGGCCGGCGGGCTGCTGAACACGGCCGTGCCCCCGGGGAACTCGTACACCAAGGCCGCCTGGGTGTACGCGACCGCCGACCCGGGGGCCAACGCGGTGAACGTGCTGTCGTCGACGACCGGGTCCCCGGGGCATTACCTGTTCCTGAACGCGGGGGTGCTGTCGGCGGGACAGGACACTTCCGCCCTCAACGTGTGCGTGGCCGACCCCGCAGGCATTTTCCCGAGCAACGCATGGGTGCACGTGGCGTACACGTACAACAAGACGGCCAACACCGCCGTGCTGTACAGGAACGGCCTGGCGGTCGCGAGCAACACGGCCGTGGCGGCCTGGACCGCGGGCGCGACCACGCCCGTGTCCATCGGCGGGTACGGCAACGCGAGCAGTTGGACGGGGTACCTGGACGACGTGCGCGTGTACTCGGCCGCGCTGAGTGCCGCCCAGATCCAGCAGCTGCAGGCCCCCTCGCTGGCGACGACGGACCCGCTGTGGGCCAACGTGGTCTTCCGCGCGACCTTCGACTGGGACTGGAACGACTACAAGAACGGGTACATCGCGTCCAAGTTCTCGCCGGGCACGGGGACGATCAGCTTCGCGACCCCGGCGCCCACGGGCCTGGGCGGCGCGGCCGTGCGGTTCAGCCCGACCAACACGGAGGGCGTGGCGGTGCGGTACACCGGCAGCGCCTTCAACCTGGGCACGGGCCCCGTGACCATCGAGTTCTGGGCCTACTTCGACGCCGTGCCGACCAAGGGGTCCAGCATGCTCAGCAGCCACAACGGGGCCTACACCCCGGGCTCCTGGTTCATCAACTACGACCCGTCGTACCGGATGACCATGGGCGTGTACAGCACCACCGCGGGCAACAACTCCGGCTTTGGCGCCTCCCTCGCGGGCTCCACGTGGTACCACATCTGCTGCATGCGCATCGGCGCGGGCCTGTACGTTCTCGTCAACGGCGCGCCGTACGCGTCCAACGCGGCCGTCATCAACACCACCGACTTCATGGGCAGCGCGAGGTACCCGGGGACGACCTACGGAATGGACGTCGGCTGCAACGGGTCCTTTCAGCAGGCGTTCTACGGAAGGATCGACGACGTGAGGATCTCGAACGTGCAAAGGTACCCGACCACGGGCTTCGTGCCGCCCACGGCGCCGCTGCCGCGCGGATAAAACACCGTCACGGCCCGCGCCGTCACGGCCGCCCGGGGGCGCCCTCCAGCGCGGCCACGCGCGCGGTCAGGTCCTTGACCGCCTCCACCAGCAGCGCGACCACGGGCCCGTACGCCACGGACAGCAGCCCCGCGGCGGCACCGCCCGCCGCCGGTTCCGGCAGGCTGTGCACGGCCTCGGGGAGCACCTCCAGCACGTCCTGCGCCACCAGGCCCGCGTACCGCCGGCCGGGCGCGTCGACCCTGTCGTACGTGTATCCCGTCAGGCCCGCAAGTTTGCCGGACGCGCCCTCGATCACCCGCAGGCCCGCCTTGAGGCGCCGGTCCGACAGCGCAGTGATGTCGCCGGAGGCGTACACGCTTCCGTTGACCAGCACGTTGCCGTCGACCTGCAGATTCCCGACCACGTGGAACGGCGCCGCGGGCCCGGCGGTGTTGATGCCCACGTTGGCGCTCGTGGCCGAGGCGCTCGATCCCGCCAGGGTCACCGTGATCGCGTCCAAGAAGGTCGTGTCCGACTGGGCCCAGCCCACGCACACCTTGGCGGGCCCAGACGCGCCGGCCGCGTACACGCGCGTCGTGCTGCCGTACACCCCCAGGCCGTACCGGGCGGTCGCCGAGGCGCGCGACTCGACCAGCGAGCCCAGGTACGCCGGGTTGGTGAACTGCACGCCCGTGTTGCCCGTGGCCGACGAGTCGGTCATCAGCACCTTGCCCGAGTTGGTCATGGCGGCGGCGACCACGTTGCCGACCAGCAGCCCGCCCGCCACGTTGCCGGTCGCGGTCACGGCGCCGGCCGTCACGCCGGCGGCGGCCACGTTGCCCGTCGCGGTCACGGCACCGGCCAGCACGTTGCCGACGAGCAGCCCACCCGCCACGTTGCCGGTCGCGGACACGGCGGTGGCCGTCACGCCGGCGGCGGCCACGTTGCCTGTCGCGGTCACGGCCGCGGCCAGCACGTTGCCTACCAACAGGCCACCCGCCACGTTGCCGGTGGCGGTCACGGCGGCGGCAGTCACGCCGGCGGCGGTTATGGTACCGGTGGCGACTACGTTCCCCGCGGCGGTCACGTTGCCGACCAGGTCGGCCGTGACGGTCGCGGCCGTCAGGGTCGTGAACACCACGTTGCTCGTTGCCACGTTGGACAGCACCGCCGGCGGCGGCAGGCGCACCCGCCCCGCCTCGACGCGCTCCTTGAAGACCGAGTACCCCACGTGCAGGTAGTTGTCGACTTGCACCGCCCCGGGCGCCGCGGGCCCCCCGGACTTGCCCGTGCCCGCGAAGGCGGGCGTGGCGCCCGTGCCGCCGCGCACCACGTACGCTCCCGTGCCCGCGCCGTTGACGTCAAAGGTCATCAGCGACAGCCGCCCGCGCGACACGCCGCCGAAGTCCAGAGCGTTGCACACCAGCGCGAACCGCCCGTCGCTCAGCCGGAGCAGCCGCGCCGGCGCGGGCGAGTTGGGCACGTCCGTCGGGGTCGGCTGCGTCCAGGTCGCGCCGCCGTCGTAGCTGCGGTTGGTCCAGAACACGTTGACCTCGGCCGCCGCCGCGTTGCCGCGCCACTGCGTGCACCGCCACACGCGCACCAGGTTGTTGCTCGAGCCGTCGACGGACGCGGTCGCGGGGTCGGTCAGGTACGTCGTCGAGTCGCCCGCGGGCGTCGTCCACCCGACCCACGAGGCGTTCGGGCTCGTCGCCAGCGGGCCGTCGCCGCCCCAGGTGCCGTACGCGTTGGCCAGCGCGAACAGCGGCGGGCCGAGGTTGGCGTCGTAGGCCGGCATGCCCGTGTACCCGCCGCCGGTGACCGACACGCGGAAGGCGTTGCCCAGGGCGCCGCTGCTCAGGCACTCGCGCGCCACGAGCGCCAGGCCGCGGTACGTGGACGTGACCAGGTTCCCGGGGGAATCGACCCCCGCGACCACGTACAGCTTGTTACCGTACTCGTAGAACCCGCGGCTCGTGGGCAGCGCGGCGCCCGGGATCGAGTCCACCGCCACCGCGGGCGAGGTCCAGGTTGCGCCCTGGTCGTCGGAATATTCCACGTGTAACTGCTGCCCGTTGGACGCCTCGTTGACCGGCGCGCTGGCGTGCGACACCCACACGCGGTTCGACCCCGACAGCTTGCCGACGGCCACGTTGTGGCGGTACCGGTGGCTGGTCGGGGCCGCCTGCGCGGCGGTCGTGCCGTCGGGCGCGGCCACCACCGCGGGGTTCAGCACCGTCAGCGACGGGTACCCGGCCGCGTTGGCCGCGAAGGCCGGGCCACGCGTGAACCACTGCGCCTCGCGCTGCAGCCAGGCCAGCAGCTTCGCGGTGTCCGAGTCCGACAGGCCCGCGTTGTAATATCCCAGGTGCCGCATGTGGCCCGCGAACATGTTGCCGCCGGGGGTCGAGCCGGTCACGCCGGTGGTCCCGATGCCGACCGGCAGCCCGGCCGCGAAGATGGTGGCGGCGTACTGAAACGACTTGACGGTTTGCACTCCGTTGAACCAGGCGTCCACGACGTTGCCGGTCTTGCGCACCAGGCACGTGTGGTACCGGAAGGTCTGGTTCTGGGCCGACCCGGGGGACATCGGCACGTTGACGCCCGGCAGGCCGTCGGAGGAACCGAGCCACGTCAGGTTCCCGCTGGACACCGACTGCAGCAGCAGCCAGCACCGCTGGTTCGAGCCGGGGTAGTACTTGCCGAGCAGGTTGCCGTTCACGTTCATGGTGTTGGTCGGCCGGAACACCGCGAACACCGTCTGCGAGTTGCTGTCCGGCTGGATGTTCGACTCGTACAGGTAGTCGTTGCCGCCGCCCGCGAACAGCACGCCGGTCGCGTCGACCGACAGGCCCGTGGCCGGCGGCGACTTGACGAAGGCCGGGTTGAGCATGCCGCGCGAGGCCCAGGTGGCCACGTTGGCCGGCACGCCGTACCGCGAGTCCAGCCACCAGCCGCCCTCGACGTCGGCTGGCGTCCAGGTCATCGCGCCGGCGGTCAGGGCGTTGCCGAGCGCGCCCACGTTGGCGGCGAGCGCGCCCAGGGCGGTCGAGTTGGTCGCGACGTTGGCGGCGAGTGTTCCCACGTTGGCGGTCAGGGAAGCGACGTTGGCGACCAGCGCCTGGACCGTCGCGGAGTTGCTTACGGCGTTGGCGGCCAGGGCCGTGACGGTCGCGACGTCGACGGTCGCCCCGGACAGCGCCACCCGGCCGGTCATGCTCTTGCCCAGCTGCACCATGCTTCCAGTGGGGGTTCAAGTAGCGCTCGGGTTTTTTCCCGGCTCCGCGCCGCCGGGGGTCCGAAGTCAAGTGAGCTGGGTGCGCGTGTACGACAGCTCCACCGTCATCGACCACTCGCCGCCGTTCAGGTCGACCAGCGTGCCGTCGCGGTACCGCAGCGACACCGTCACCCGCCCCAGGCGCGCGCGCGGCGGGTTCAGCTGCACCGCCGACACGTTGCGGTCGTAGAACCCGTACTGGAAGGTGTCGCTGGCCAGCGGGACCTTGGCGAAGGCGCGGCGGCCCGTGCCCGCCACGACCAGCGAGTCCAGCTCGGCGATGCCCAGCACCACGTAGTTCTCCGGGTTCATGCTAGCCACGCGCGACCCCGTGACCGACCCCGCGCCCGCCGTGAGCACGCCCTTGGCGAAGCCCAGGTGGTAGCCCAGGCCCCAGTCGGCGTCCTTGGTCGCGCCGGTCGCGTCCACGGCCAGGCTGCCCGGGTTGACGCTCGCCGGGGTGGCAATGCTGCACCGCAGCGTCGTGTCGTCGAAGGACACCGTCCAGGTGCCGCCGAAGGCGGTCGTCAGCGCCGAGGTCAGCGCCGTCGCGATGCTCGTCGTCGTGTAGTTCCCGTCGGGGACCGTCACGGTCTTGGTGACCCCGTTGAGCGCCACGGTCAGCGACGTGTTGCCCCGGGCCGCGTTGAACACGTAGTAGCTCTGCGGGATCTCGGCGCTGAGCAGCATCGCCGACGTCACGTTGTGGAACGCCCACGGCAGCTCGACCACGAAGGTCGACGACGACGGGTACGACGCGTAGTTCCGGTCGCGCGAGTCGATCAGCACGCTGGTCCGGTGGCCCTCGCCCGGCCGGGCCAGCGGCAGCGTGCCGTCCGGGTTCAGGGCCGGCCGGGGCAGGTACGGCACCGCGCCGGCCGCGGACCCGGGCCCCGCGCCGAAGGCCTTGTCCATCGCCGCCAGCGCCTCGTTCATGGCGCCGGGCGCGTCGGCGGGCGCGTCGGCCTGGGCGGCCGCGGGCTCGGGCGCCGGGGGCGCGTCGCCGCGGGCCCCGCCGGGCCCGGAACCGCACGACCCGGCGCGGGACCCGTGCGTCGCGCGCGCCGACACCGCGGCCGGCGGGCCGCCGGTGGACTCCCCTGTGGGCGGGAACGCCATGTCGAACATGCCCAGCGCGTCGGGCTCGCCGCGCTCGCGGGCGGGCGCCGGGACCGGCACGGGAGCCTCGCCCCAGGGCGTGCTCCACGCTTGCGACGCTCGCCCGGGGGCCGGGGCGCCCGGGGCCAGCGCGGGAAACTGCGACGCCCAGCTCGACATGACAGCCCTTGGCTCGTACCCGCGACATTTTTTATTACAGGCGGCCGTCGGCCGAGGGTCAAGGGACAGGGGCATCGTCGCTCGGGGCGTCGCTCGGGTCGAAGTCGCTCGGGTCCAAGTCGCTCGGGTCGAAGTCGCTGAGGGACCCTTCGCTGTCGCTGTCGTCAATTACGCTGACGTCGCTGAAGTCGTCCTCGCCGAGGTTGTCGGCTTCCCACGCCGGCAGGCCCAGGCCCAGGAACCGCCCGGCCCGCGAGCACCGCGTCACGCCCAGGTCCAGGTCCGCGGCCGTGTGCCACCGCTCGGCGACCGCGCGGCACGCGTCCCGGAACTGCGCGTCCGGCATGCACCCCCGCATGCGCCGGCACTCGGCGCAGCACGACACGCAGTTCTCCGCCGTGAACCCCGCGGCGGGGTCGCGGCGCATCAGGTCGTTCTCGTGCCGGTCGAAGTCCCACTCGACCTTGCAGTACACGCACGCGCCCTGGCACAGCACCGCGTACTGCGCCGGCGTCAGGTCGAACTCCAGGCCCCGCCGCCGCGCGTGCCAGCGCCACCACGCCAGGCCCCGCGACCTCCCCACGGGCCAGGCCCAGCCCGCGTACTCCATGCCGTCGACGTGCACGCACCGCGCGATGAAGGTCTCCGCGTCCATGCAGCCCTTGAGCGCGTGGCACCGCCCGCAGCACGCCGTCGTGTTGTCCAGCGAGTAGTCGCCCTGCGGCTCGAGGCGGTCCAGGCGGTGCACGCGCCCCGCCGGCGCGGCCGCGCAGTAAAAGCACGCGCCCCGCCGCATCAGGTACCCCGCCTGCTTGTCGGTCAGGCCGAAGGCCACGCCGCGCGCCCGCGCGACCGCCTTGGCGGAGGCCAGCAGGTCCGCGTGGTCCCGGGCCGAGAAGTCGTACGAGTGGTCCAACGAGTGGTCCAGCGAGTGGTCCATTTTGGGAAGAAGAAGTCCGGCTTGGCTGGGTGGTTCTGTGAAGAGTTGAGCCACTGCGGGGATGTCCCCGGGATCGCGGGCATCGCGGGGACTTCCCGCGATCCGGGAGTTGTGTTGGGGTGTGTTGTGTCACGCGCCGTACTCCTTGGCCAGCAGCTCGCCGATGGCGTTCACGCCGCCCATGATCGCCTCGCGGTCGGCCTTGGCGAGGGAGTACAGCTTGGGGTTGCCGGTCGTGTACAGCCGCAGGGCGTCCTCGTACGTGGCGCTCCCGTTCAGGTACGGCCGCCGGGCCAGCTCGCGCCGCATGGAGTCGGCCCACTCGCGCACGGCGGGCGACGCCCTGGCGGTGGAGTCCAGCGAGTCGACCACGTGCTTGACCTGGTCCAGCAGCTTCTGCGCGGTCTCCTTGGAGTACGCCTTCTTGGACACGACCCGCTCGCCCTCGGGGCGCAGCTCCTTCACGTTGCGGCCGTCGGCCTTGGCGTTGCGGAGCTGCAAACTCCCGTTCTTGCCGCCCGTGAGGCCGAACACCGCCCCGGGCAGGTTCTCCAGCGTGGACAGCGCGCGCTGCAGCGCCGCGTTTTCCAGCAGCGTGCGCCGGATGCCCTCGGCCTCGGCCGCCGTGCCGGCGCGGGCTACGTAGTCGAGGGCGTCGGAGGTCACGATCTGGATGTGGACCACGGTGTTGTGGTCGCCGTGGATCACCGTTGCCCCGTCCCCGGCCACCACGCCTCCGGCGGCCGGCGCCGGCCTCCTGCCGGCCTCGTCCCCCAGGTAGTACCGAGTGGTGACGACGGTGGCCCCGGCGCACTTCGGCAGCGCCACGTGCTTGTTTGCGTTGGGCCGGTCAGACCACGCCATCGCGCACCGGCTGCACTGGTACACCGGCACTGTGAAGTCGCGAGGCGGGGGCGGTACCCCCGGCCGCGCCGTCGCCCCGGAATCCGCCATACCGCCTCGGTAACCCCGATCGGTCCTTAAACACCGCCGGGTCACACGCCGCCAGGTACCAGTACCTCCATGTGGTAGCTGGCACCAATCTGAAGTTTCGATTTTTTGGGGTTTTGGCGCATGTGTGAGCCAAGGGTACCGCAGACGCCGCACGGAGGGCCTCACGAAGCGCGGCGGCTCATACGTTCGCAAGTACCAGTGCCTCCGGGCGCCGGGACGTGTGAGCTAAGGTGGGTCCGAAATTTACTCAAAAAAAACGGCCATTGGTGCCGGCTACCACTTTTCGCGAAGTGTGTGAGGCGGCGCCATCGCCGCCCCGGGGTGTGCGGGTGTGCAAGGCGGCCCCCTTGGACCTGTTTTCATTTTTTCTAAAATTTCAGACCATGTTTTGGTTTTGAAAAATCGCGCCCGGCGTTTGTGATCCGCCAACCGCCCGGGCCAACCCACCCCAGAACTTAGAAAGATAGAAAGATAACCTAGGTAATCTTTTTCGAGGCGCGTGGTAGCCGGCACCGGTCGTGAAAAAAAACCACTTTGGTGCCAGCTACCATTTGTGGTAGCCGCCGCTATCGCAGGTGCCCGGCACCCCACGCGTGGCAGCCGGCGCCGCCTGGTCCGTTTTGGGTTTTTTTTATTTTTCACGGGCACTTTGATTTTCCAAAACCCCGCACCCGGGTTCGACGTGCTTTCGTGGGGCCGACCGAACCCGGGAACTTGTTTTTTCTCCCCGCGTGCCAATGACACGCGTGGTTGTTGCTGATGGTGACGGTGCTGCGGTCGCCCGTGCTGACCGAGTGGCCATCCCGTCGGCGCCCAGCCGCTGCCGTGGCGGCTTCTCGTCCACCTCCTCGCCGATGCGGTGCCGCTTGGTCACGAGCCTGGCGCCGGCGCACTTGGGCAGCGCCACGTGCTTGTTCGCGTTCGGCTTGCCCAGCCACGCCATGCCGCATTTCGAACACCGGTACACCAGGGCCGTCAGTTCGGGCAGGGGAGGCAGCTCCGGCGCCGGGGTCGGCGCTGGCCCGGGGTCTGTCATGCCACGGCACGTCGGCACCGTGCCTTAACCCCCGCGGCTGACACCCCGATAAGGGTTAAAAAGATACACCGGAGATACACCAGTATATCTCCGGCACGATGTGTGTGAGGCGGACCTACCGTGAAGTTTCGAATTTTTGGGTTTTTTGTGGGTGTGTGACGCGGGCCCATCGCAAATCCCGCGTACTCGCCCGCGCGAAGAGCGGCGGGTCGCACAAAAAGATGTACCAGTACAGAGCCTGCTCGAGGCGTGTGACCTGCCGCTGGTCTGAAATTTACTAAAAAAAAACGACCAGTGGCGCCGGCTACCACTTATCGCGTGGTGTGTGAGGCGCCACTATCACCGCCCCGGTGCGGGCGGGTGTGCGAGCCGGCGGCTTTGGGGTCGTTTTCATTTTTTCTTTTTTTTTGGGGGGTCGTCGACTTTACAAATCGCGACACACAGTAAAACCGTCCAACCCGCGGCGCATCAAGCCTTGTGCTGACGGAGAAGCTCGAGGTCGGCGTCCAGCCGGCGCTCCCACCCGCGCTTGGCCTCGTATTCTTGCACCTGCTCCTCGGTGAAGCCCAGGGCGTGCAGGTCGCGGCCGCCGCACGTGGCGCACGCGTTGCCGTCCTCGAACTCTTCGATCGTGTAGGCGCTCGTGGGGTCGCAGTCAACGCACGAGGCGCCCTTCGGCGCCGGCGGGGCCTCCGGCAGGTCCTGGATTTCCTTGAAGGCCTCGGGCGTTATGGGGTGCTTCTCGACCATGGCGTTGATCACCTCCAGCCCGGCCTTCAGATCGGCGAGCCGGATCGCGGCACGCGCGCGCACGTCGGAGATCCACTCCTCGGACAGCGGGGTCATGGCTTCTCGGCGGTGGGCTCGGCCTTAAATGACCCCCACGGCATGGCCGGATTTATCTTCTTGTCTTACCCGATGACACGCAAGCCCATCACGCCCGACGTCTTCAAAGCGCTCGAGGCCCAGGTGGCGGCGCGGGCCAAGACCGGCGAGGCCCTGGAGCACGTCCTGGACGACCTGCGCAAGCAGTACTCGGGCCTGGGCCCCGTCCGCGCCCAGCGCCTGACCGACGTGTACAAGACCAGCCTCTGCCCCTGCCCCTGCCCCAAGCCCTGCCCGTGCGCGGCCCAGGCCTCTGAGGCCGAGCCAGCTCCGGCGCCGAAGCCCGATGCCAAGCCGGTCCTTTTCGCGCCCTACGTGGAATGCTGGGCCACCAAGTGGAACGGGCAGCCGCTGGCCGGCGCGCCGTGCAAGAACTTCACGTTCGCGTTCGTGGTCGCGGACGCCAAGGGCCAGCCGGCCTTCGACGGCACCATGCCCGTCGACCGCTTCCTGAAGGACGCGCAGGCCATCCGCGCGCGCGGCGGCGACTTCCGCATCTCGTTCGGCGGCGCCAGCGGGCGCGAGGTGGCCTCCACGATCAAGGACCCCGCGGCGCTCGCGGCGGCCTACCGGAAGGTCGTGGACGCGTACGGCGCGCGCCGCCTGGACTTTGACATCGAGGGCGCCGCCGTGGCCGACACCAAGTCCAACGCCCGGCGCCACCAGGCCATCGCGCGCCTGCAGGCCGACACCGGCGTCAAGGTCGACTTCACCGTCGCGACCATGCCCCAGGGTCTCGGCGCCGACGTCCTGGCCATGCTCAAGGACGCCGTGAAGGCGGGTGTCGCGATTTCGTGCGTCAACATCATGGCCATGGACTACAGCGCCTCGCTCACGGGAGACATGGGCGCCTACGCGATCCAGGCCGCGACGTCGACCAAGAAACAGCTGGACGCGGCCGGCATCAAGGCCGACGTGGGCATAACGCCCATGTTGGGAAAAAACGACATCGTTAAGGAGGTGTTCACCCTGGACAACGCGCGCGCGGTCGTCGAGTTCGCCAAGAAGACCCCGTGGGTATCCCTGCTGGCGTTCTGGGCGCTCGGCCGCGACAACTCCAAGGCGACCGGCGTGGCGCAGCAGCCGTTCGACTTTACAAAAGTGTTTGCTGGCGTGGATGCTTAAGGCGGGCCCTGTACGCTGGCCAGGCGCGGTCCTGCGACGCAGTTGTCGACATGGACATCGCGCAATTGCCCGGGCCCTCGCGCGCCCGGGCGATTGCGCGCGGCGTCCTGGCCGTGCTGGTCGCCCCGTTCCGGCTGCTGTGGGAGCTGCGCGATGTCCTCTGCCCCATCGTCATGGCGTTCTGTGTGACGATGGCCCTCATCAGCCTGGCCGCTATAAGCAGCGACCATCCGACCGTGGACACCCGCGCGTGGGGCATTGCCGCCCTCGCCTTCGCCTCCGTCCCGGGAGGCGCCCTGCTCCTGCTGGTGCTGCGCTGGGCGGTCAAACACTGCGTGCTGAACCCGTTCTTGTGTGCTTACCGCGCGGAGATGGACCCCGTCGCCGAGCAGCGCAGATGCCGCGCGGAGACGGACCCCCTCTTCGCGCTGCTCGTGGGCATGGAATGATTATGCGAATGTGTAACCGACCGCTTGTAAGTTCAGTTCACCGCCCGCGCGACGACGTCCGCGCGTACCTGTTCCTGGTCTTGTTGCGCAGCTCGTCGAGCACGTCTTCGTAATCCAGCCTCGCGCGCCGCCGGGCCGCCAGGTTCTTCTCGGCCGCGCGGCGCCGGTTGAGCGCGGCCAGCGTCTCGTCCCCTGCCATGCGGCGCGTGACGGCCGCGACGCGGTTCCGCACGGCCGCCGGGAAGGGCTGGAACGTGTACGGGTTCACGGGGTTGGCCTTGGACGCGAACAGCCGGGCCAGCGAGCGCTCGTCAAACACGTGCGCGCCGATGCGCACGGCGTGCGCCGTCGGGATCGGCTCGAGCGTCGCGAAGTTGGTCGCGATCCCCCCGTCGGCGTTGCGCGCGAACTGCGCGGCCGCCGACGCGACGGCCAGGCGGCTCTGCGGCCGGCTCTGGCTCGCCCCGCGGCTCGCCCCGCGGCTCACGGACCTGTAGCTCGACGCCCTGGACGTCGATCTGCTCGACGCGCTTGAACGCGAGCTGGCGCGACTGAGCGCGCGGCCGCGGCTGGGCGCGCGGCCGAACAGCGCCATCAGGCCATCGGTCTCGACACCACGCATGGTGTAGGGTTAGAAAAAAGACAGGAAGGTTCGGGTAGGGTTCGGTTCCCGCCATACCGGCGGATGTCCGCTGGCACTTCTTCAAATAATCGCCCCTTGTGCGAGCGGCAGGTCGTCCGGGTTGGGCTCCAGCCGCGAGAGCCGGCCGTCTTTGGTCCACTCCGCCACGGCGTCGGTGGCCGCGACGCCCAGCCAGCGGAGGGTGCACTCGGTCACGACTGCCGTGCCCAGCACCTCGTCGGCGGCGCGGAGGACGTTCGTCGCCAAATGGATCAGGGCATCGCCACGTAACTCACCGATGACCGAGAAGCCGGTGGCGGTCCATCCGGCTCGCATGTAAAGCCGCAGAACGATGCGCCCCTGGGTGACGCTCGCGCGCGCCATCCCGAGCATGGGCCGGTTGGAGCGGAGCGCTATGCGTGCCAGGATCCGCGCGGCGTCATCTCGTGTCAGGTCGCGCGACGCGTGCAGGACCACGCAGGGTTCGTAGTCCAGGAGGTGACACGCGATGCGAGGGTCGGCAGGGGGCCGCTCCCTTTCCCAGGGCCTCTCGATGAGATCCATCTCGGCATCCTGGATCAGTTTCCAGAGGTCGCGTGAGGACATGGTGGGAGCCTCTTCGCGGCTGCCCTTAAACCTGGCCGCGGAACACGTCCGCGAACGCGGTGTAGTTGTCCTCGCGCGACACGGGCAGGCGAGTGGTGTACCCGTACTCGGCGTCGGGCAGTACCGCGATGACGACGCGCTCCAGGCGCGGCGCGTACCTGCGGAGCACCGCGGCCATGACCTCGGCCACGTCCCGCGGCGGGTTGCGCCACGCGCCGCACCCCATCGCGCCCAGCACCATCGAGTCGTTGCCCGCGGCCAGGGCCACCCGGCACACGAGCTCCACCTTGCGCGCGAGGACGCCCCGGTCGGCCGCCGTGAGCCTGCCCTCCTCGAGCTGCGGGTGGCGCAGCGCGGGGCAGGACACCACGTCGACGCGGAAGGGCTCGCACGGGGCGTGGTCCTGGCGCTCGCTCTTCTTGAGCACGACGACCCCGCGCGAGAGGATGGCCTGGTCGGCCCGGATGGGGTACAGGCTCAGCGGCAGCGCGTTGGCGAGGTTCGTCCGCCGGAACAGGCTCTCCTCCTGCGCGCCGCTGCCCGTGTACACGCAGCCGCCGGGGAAGCTGTCGTCCGCCAGGTTGAGCACGAGGGGGCGGCGCCCGGCGCGGACCAGGGCCAGCGCGGCGTCCAGCGTGTCCAGGGGCTCGACGCTCACGTTGTCCAGCGACTCCGCGACGTCGACGGGGAACGCCTCGGGGTCGTACCGGACCTTGGTGCTCGGGGGCGCGGGCCAGCTGGGCAGCAGGGCCACGGTGTCGCGCCAGACCGCTATGCGGCGCAGGAAGGGGGCGGTCATGTCGGAAGTGTCACCCATGCCTGGAAACCCCGAAAGTTTAGGGACGGCGCTGCCGCGGCCAGGGCCAGCTGTTCGGCCTGCTTGATCCTCTATCCGGCGATCCGGTGGGGCGGCGACACAAGAGGGCAGGCTGTCCGCCATAAAGTTATAATCCACCCGCTCTAATCCATAAGCCATGCCGGTCCCCGTCGAGCAGCGCACCTTGGCTGGCGAGCTGGTCGCCACACACCCTTCGTTGGAGGCCGCCTCGGTGGCGGTGGGCAAGGTCGGCGGTCGCGGCAACATCTACAAATGCTGCAAAGGCCTCCTGAAGAAGACATACGGCTTCCAGTGGAAGTTCGTGACCCCGGAGGCCGATGCCAACGGCGAGGCCGCTGAGGCCGCTGACGGCGAGCAGTGGCGCGACTTCGAAGGCATCCGCGTGAGCTGCAGGGGCCGCGTCGAGCGCGGGCCGCCTGGGCGCGTGACCCGAACCGCACACACCGAGCTATGCGTGAAGGACGGCTACCACTTCGTGAGCGTGAACGGCAAGACCTGGCCGATCCACAAGCTGGTCATGACGGCCTTCGGTGTCGACGTACCCCCACACTCCCGCATCATCTTCAAAGACGGCAACCCGCAGAATCCCCGCCTGGACAACCTGGAGGTCAAGCGCCCCGCTGCCAAAGGGGAGACGTTACAGCGACGCCCGGTGATACAGTATAGTCACGACGGCACGATGGTCTTGAACAGGTTCGGCGGCGTGCTGGAGGCGGCGCGGACGCTGCGCGCCGCAGGGGTCAAAATCAGCGCGACGGACATCTCGAAGTGCGGCCGAGGCGACAGGGACCGCGCAGGGGGGTTCAGGTGGCGGTACGCGGACGACGCCGGGGACAGCAACGGTTCGACACCGAGAGCTCGGGCAGCGCCCGTCCCTGCCATGCCGCGCTGACTGCCGCGCACTTGACCGTGAACTCCTCGTGCTGTAAGCCGCCCTTCATGAAGTTGCACTCGGTACAGCAAGACACGCAGTTGCCGGGAACGTAGCCCAGCGAGTTGTCCACGCGATCGATGCCGTTGGACGGGTTTGTCCTCCTGCAATACGCGCACGCCGCCGTGCACAGCTCCGCGAACCCCTCCTTGGACAGCGCAAACTCCCGGTTCACGGCGCCCGCGTTGCGCCGGTACTGGCCCAGCGATGAACCCTTGCTTTCGGGCCACGCGTCAGGGTCGTACGTCACGCCCGCCAAGTGGCGGCAACGTCGCACAAACGTCGCCGCGTCAAGGCACTTCTTCATCGCGTTGCACGCGGTGCAGCACGATACACAGTTGTCCGCCACGTAACCACGGGCGTTGTCCATGCGGTCGATGCCGTTCAGGCACTTTGTGTCGGGCGCCCGGCCGCAGTAGTGACACGCTTCCTGGACGAGCGCCACCCCCCCGCTCTCCTCGAGCGTGATCTCCAGGTTCTTTGCGGCGCCTGTTCGCAGCATGCACCGCACGCGCTGCACGGGGTTGGTGCGGTACGCCTCGCTCTTCTGGGCTCGGTTCTTTGCTCGGAAGCCTTCCGGGTCTTCCCTCATGCGCTTCTCGCGGAACGTCTTGCTGTAATTCTTGGCCTTGCGCTTTTCCACGGCCTCCGGTCGCCGCTGCCTCGCGCTCATTGTGTCCCGGCACGTCTGGCAGCTCATCGTCTGTCCACGCACGCCCCGATAAGCCGTCAGCGGGTGTTCCTGCTTGCACTTTATGCACACGCTCGACTCCATGGTCACATATACAGACACTGACACAGACCCGCCTAAGCCTCTGTTGCAGCGCGATGCGATCGCGGCGCAAAAGGGACATGTTGTTGTAAAAATGATGTAACTCACCTGCACGTCGATGGTGCTTACCTGCCAGTGTATGGCGTGGTTATAACTTAGTTCGAGTACGCGAGACCGCCCATCCCGCTCATGATCCGAAACACGTTGTAATTTTCAGCGTAGATTTTGAGGCTGGACAGCGCGGTGGCGCCGGACAGGGTGACGTCTTCGGCCGCGACGTTGGCTGGCACGGTGCCGGTCACGGAGGCGGTCTTGAGGGAGATGCTGAGCGTGGCGTTGTCGATCCGGCTGAAGTTGCACGAGCCTGACGGCTGGTGCTCGTTGGGTTTTAGCGAGAAGGAGTACAGGTAGATGCCGGCCGGCACGTGGGCGTCCAGCGTCTGCCACGGCTGGATCAGGTTGAAGTAGCTGCCCTTGCGCTCGGTGAAGCGGTCGTGGCCGTTGAGCTGCAGCTTGGCGGACTTGAGGGGCGCGAGCGACTCGGCGTAGGTGCCGATGTTGGCGTAGTCGGACGTGGAGGCGGAGGTGAACTGGCCGTGCTGGGGGCCCTTGAACACCCAGGCCAGGAACTTGGTGGGGTGGTTGAAGTTGAGGCGCACGTTCTGGGACCGGGACACGGACGAGTCGATGTTGGCGGGCTCGTCGCCGGTGAACTGCAGCTGCTGGATCAGGTACTCGTGCGAGACCTGGGCGAAGCGGCGGCGCTCGTCGGTGTCGAGGTAGACGTAGTCCACGAAGCACTGCACCGTCAGGTCAGAGTCGGAGCTGGACACGCCGCTCACGGAAGACGCCAGTTGAACGTTAAGCTTGACCTCGTGGTACTGCACGTATCCACGAACCCTCCCTTTCGGGATATTTGAAGGTCAAGCTCTCTAATGTACAAGGGGGTAGAGTACACCTTACAGCCTCACCGGGGGTGACTAGCCCCCTCGGCCGCACAACCGTCTACTCGTTGAACCTTCTCCATAGGCTTGTCGTAGCGCCCTTAGGAGCTTGGCTGCGGATTGCCCATTTCGGGAAGGCTCTTGTTCAGAAGCCCTCCGTCATCCAGGAGCTTGTTACCATGCCTGAGGTCTTTGCTCTCAGCCAGGCCGCGCTTTCGCACAACCTTTGGTACTCCTGGCACCCCAGCTGGCGGCTCTGGATGAACCGACCGGCTGCTGCTTGACAGTTGAAGTAGTCGTGCGGCTCGATCTTGTTGCCCTTGGACCGGTTGGCCTGCTTGAGCTTGGGAGAGAGGTTCGCCCAGCCAAAGCAGATGCGCTGCTGCGCGGGGTCCGTCAGATCGAAGCGGCTCACGGGAAGGACGTGGTCGATTTCCCAGGTAATGCCGTGGTTGTCCCACGACATGCCCGGTTGGAACTGGAACTCCAGCCAGTCTCGAACCTTGTCGACGTCCAGTCCCAGCAGAGCCAAGCCGGAGGCGGTCTTGCGGATGCCGTAGTAGCGAACCAGGCAGTCGGTGACCCGTCCCCTCAGGATGCTGGAGATCCGAAAGTTGGGGTCAGTCCGTCGCCGGTTCTTCATCCACTCGCGCTTCCTGGGCTTGTACTCGCTGTTGTATTGAGCCATCTTATCGGCATTGTCCCGGCGGTACTGCGCTATCTGGTCCTTGTTGGCAGCGCGATACCTCTTCAGGTATGCTCGCTGCTCGGTCACGCGCTTATCGCGCGAGGCCTTGCAGCACTGCTTGCACCAGTAATGCAGACCGTCCGGGGACTGCCGGTTCTTCCCGAAAGCTTCTAGAGCTTTCGAGGAAGCGCACTTACTACATCTCTTGTCGGTGGGTGCCATTTTATGGCTCTTAGGGGTTTCCCGCAATTTGGCTGTGTCGCAGCGGCTGCCGAGCTCTTAAGCTCAGCAGCACGCCACTAGCATCTGGCTTGGGACCTCGATCCCCCGGGAGCCCAACAGGCTTTCCCCCGCGCAGAACCCGGATGCGCGGGGCTGAATGCTTTTGCGCCCTGCAGTTAAGGCGATAAGGGGCAGTGCCAGGCCCGGTGAGCGCGAAAAGAAAAATATGAGCGGCACGTAGAAGCGCTTGACGGCGCCGGTGGCCTCGCCGTCGACGAAGTCGGTCATGCGGCGGTAGTTCATGCGCTCGTTGTTCTTGCGGAACAGGGCGTCGTAGATGCGGAACCAGTCGGCGTAGTGCTTGTCGATGCGCTGGCCTCCGATCTCGAGCTCGATCTCCTGGATCAGGGCCTCGGCGGGGTAGAATGTTGCGCCGCTCTTCTTGAGGGTGATCTCCAGGAAGATGTCGGTGATCAGGTCGCCGTTGCGGGACACGGTCGTGGTGACCTTCTTGCCCCAGCCCACGGTGCCGGTGAAGGTCTGCTCGATGGGCTCGATGGCGAAGTTGGTGTGGCGCCTGTAGATGGTCTTGAAGAAGGTGATCTGGGGGCTGGTCGTGAGGTACACGTCCTGGGCGCCGTAGGCCACGAGCTGCATCAAACCGCCGCCACCCATTGTCGCAAGTTACCAACCCGCATAGAAAATATTTTCGCGGGAACGAGCGTTTCGGCGCCGGGGCGGGGCCTCGCGGCGGGGGCCGGGCCCTCCGGGATCGTGGGCTTCGGCCGGGGCGCCCTGGGTGGGACCGCCCGGGCGGCCCTGGGCGGTCCCGCCCGGGGCGGTCCCGCACGAGACCCGCGATCCGGGCGCCCTTGGTCTTGTGTTCTTGTGGTTTCCGGTGCCCGGAAAAGCCAAGAAAACCGAGAAAAAGCCGAGAAATCCGAGCAACATGGGCGACAGCTTCCTGAGGGTCCTGCACAGCCTGGTGTCTGGCGCCCGTCAGGCCGAGGAGTTCGCGCAGGTGCTGGTGGGCGCGGCGGTGGAGGACGCGCTGCTGTGCGTGGCTCGCGACTACGGGCACGAGTACGCGGGTCTGCTGCGGCGGTACAAGGCCGAGCTGGTGCAGCGGCACGCCTCCGGCGCGGTGGGCGACCGCACGCGGTGCGGCGGCTTGACCAAGGGCGGGAAGCCGTGCGGCAAGGCTGCGGTGCTGCACGGGTTCTGCCAGAGGCACGCGGAGACGGTCGCGGAAGAGGCGTCCAAGCGGCGACGAGTCGAGGCGTACAAGGCAAGCGTCGCCACCCAGGCGCCCGAGCGCCGGCTGGCGCGCGAGCTGCTGGGGGGCGACTGTCCGGGCGCGGGCGGCGAGTTCGCGTTCGAATCGTCCGACCTGCAGAGCTCGCTGCGGGCCATGTGCGAGGCCTTTTGAAATAACTTACCGTCTCACCTTGTTTGTAAAAGGACCTTGTTTGTAAAAGGACCTTGTTTGTAAGGACCTTGTAAAAGTTCAACTTACCGTCCCACCTTGAAATACCTTCGTTTACATGCCGACGCTCATGGCGACGTGGCGGGGCAGGCCGCGGCCGCCCCAGTTGACGCGCAGGTTGTTACCGGCGTAGTGGCTGGTGGCCCTGCGGCGCGTGGAGTTGACCTTGCGGCTGGTGATCCGGGCGTACTTGCGCACGGGCAGGGTGCCCTGCTTGACCACGTTGTAGCCCTTCTTGGCCGCGGTCGCCTTGGTCACGCAGCGCTTCACGTTCTTGGCCCAGGGGCGGCCGTTGGGGGCCACGCCGCTGGCGCGCACGCTGACCACGACCTGGTTGGCGGGGCAGTCCTTGAGGGCGCCGGTGGCCTTGATGCACCGGGACGCGCGCACGGACCTCATGCCGCCGCCTGGGGTGGGCACGCGGGCGGTGTAGGACTTGAGCACCTTGCCGACGGGGCAGCCCTTGGCGCCCAGGGCGTCGCGTGCCGCGCCGCCGCCTGCCTTGACGCAGCGGCTGAAGGCCTTGCCGCGGCGCGCGCCGGACTTGTAGGTCCCGGTCACGAGGACTGTCTCGTACTTGCGGCCGTGGGCGTCGATGCGGGGGGTGCAGATGCCGAGCTTGCGTGCGGCGTCGCCGCCGGCCTTGACGCAGCGGCAGCTCTTGGGGTTGCGCACCTTGTTGGCGGGGCAGGGCTTGGTGCAGGCCGAGGCGGACATGCCGCGGGCGGACATGCCGCGGGTGGACATGCGGCCCTTGGCGGACATGCGGGCGGACATGCGGCCGGCGCCCACGCGGTAGGGCACGCCCGCGCCCGACCAGTTGGCCACCAGGCCGTTGCCGCGCAGCGTCGCGGTGGCGCGCTTGCGGCCCTTGGTGGCGGACATGCGGCCCTTGGTGCTCTTGCGGGGGCCGCGGGTGGCGGCGCGGAAGGCCTTCTCATCGGCGCGGGTCAGGCGCTGGGTGTGCAGCAGGCGCTTGCTGGCGCTCAGGGGGCGGTGGGGGGCCTTGGTGGCCATCTTGCCCTTGGTCAGGCTGACCATGGTGGCCATGCCGGCGCCCAGCTTCTTGCTGCGCCCGCCGCTCATGAGCGAGGCGGCGGTCTGGCTGCCCACGACGCCGAGCACTGCGTCGGCGGCGACCATGCTGGTGTTTCCGTACGTGCCACGGCGGGTGGCGACCATCGCACTAGTGATACACCGCCACGAAAAAAATTTGGGGCCGCCCGGGGGCCGGGTTCTGGACGCGCCCGGGATTTCCTTTTCCGAAATTGCCCGGGCTTCTGGGAAATAGTTACAAATTCGGGGAATTGCACTCGGCGACATTGCACTCGGCGCACAGGTCAAACGGGTCGGCTGCCGCGCCCGCGGCCGGGGCGCGCAGGGGCAGCGTGAAGATCTTGTACTTGCGGACGGCCATGCTGAGGACGTCCTCCGCCAGGCGCGCGGCCCAGTCCTCGCCGGGTTCAAACGGCGCGGCGCGCAGCGCGTCCTCGCGCGAATGGGGTTCGTCTCGCCGGCAGCGGACGACGCCGATGGCAACGTTGCCATCGGCGTCGGCGGTGTACATCAGCCGCAGCTCGCTGGGCGGCTCGCTGGGCGGGTCGCTGGGCGGCTCGCCGGACGGCTCGCCGGACGGCTCGCCGGGCGGGTCGCCGGGCCGCACGTGCACGACCTCGGCCAGCTGGCGGTACGGGCCCTCGAACCGCACCGTGAGGGCGACCATCGGCGACACCGCGAACGTCACCGTCTTCGCCTCGTCGGTCCCGGGCTGGTGGTCTGTGACCCGCTCCTCGGTCCAGCCCAGCCTGGCCGCCATGGCCCGGGTGCGCGCCAGCACCTCGGTGGGCTCGCCCCGCAGCAGAGCCCCCGACTTCCAGGCCGCATACTCGCGGCTCTGCTTGGCATCCAGCACCCTGGCCACGGAGGCCAGGGCCGCCAGGGTCTCCGCCCTGGCGCGACTCGCCATTTCTGTGTCAATGGCAAGCGCCGGGGGTAGCCGGCCCCGCCCGGATCGAGGAACAGAACGCGTCCTTGCGTGGTGGCCGTGTCGCGAGGAGTCGGCGCAATCGTGGGCGCCGTGGACCAGCCCGCGCGGGCGCGAGGGCGAGACTGGCGCGGCGCGGAGCCGCTTACCGCGACTCGGCAACATGACGGGCCGCCCGCTTGGCCTCGCGCATCGCCTCGTACACTTTTTGCGGGGGCCAGTAGTAGTGTAACGAGGCGTGGTTGGACGACGTCTTCAGGCGGCCGTCCCGGTCCATGAGCAAATACCGTACCCGCCCCCGGTCCAGGTCCACGCTGGACAGGTGGTACCAGCCGTCCTTGGGCTCGGCCCAGTACTTGGCCACGTATTCGACGCTCTCTTCCCTCACGGTGAAGTCGATGCCGTCCTGCGTCACCGTGGTGCCGAACAGGGGGCGTGCGTGCTGCATCGGGTAGCCGGTGTCCATCCGGGAGGCCCGGCCGACGCCGGCTTTAAGCCCGCCGGCGGGCTCACCAGCCCACGAACTTGGGGGCCAGCAGGGACACGGCCTTGGCGCCGATGCCCGACACGGCGGTGATGCTGAGCTTGTTGCCCAGGTCGTCGGACACCATCCGGGCGGCCACGGACAGCACGCCGAACGCGCTCAGGAACTTGAGCACCTGCCCCAGGCCGGGCACGGGCCCGCCGCTGATGAAGAGCAGCGAGCAGTAGGCGAGCAGGATGAACATCGCTTCCACGCCCACCTCGGCCAGGCACACCACGGGGTCGTACCTGCACCAGGACGACACCTGGCCCAGCTGCGTCTTGGCCAGCTGGTCGGGCGGCGCGCGGTAGTTGACCATTGCCTTGCAGTCAGAGACTTTTTTGCCGCCGGGCCGGCCGGGCCCCGAGGCCACGCGCGCGACGCTGTGTGTCGCTGTAAGGTTCCTCAGAAGCGGTACACGTTGGGAGGCGGGCAATACCGCGTGCGCCCCCGATTATACATCTCCAACACGACAGCGCCGCCGTCTCCGACGTGGTCCAGCAGCGCGTCGAACTCGCGGGCATCCGGGAACGCGTCCGTGCGCGGGTCGTGTGGGCAGTCCGACGTGCACTGTGGCAAGGGGCAGCGGCGCCGGTCTACCGTGCCCGCGTGCACTGTCCCTCGCAGCGCGGCGTCCGAGCGCGGCATGACGAACACGGCCCGGAAGAACCTCAGCGTGCTCGGCAGCATCGGGCGCGGGGCCGGAGACGCCAGGAAGTCGGCCGAGCGGCTGGCCACGATGACCGTGACGCCGCCGACCCTGTTGCTCACGAGGCCCGGCAGGTCTCGGCACATGAACACGCCGTCGGCCCACCACTCCAGGTCGACCGAGTCTAGGTCAGCCACGACGTAGGCCAGCGTCGGCGGGATCTCCGTCCAGCCCGCCTCGGGTCGCATGGAGGCGACGCGCCGCCTCGTGGCCATCACCAGCCTGCGCGCGGCCTCGGGGTCCGCGGTGCACATGGCCCCAGGCACGTCTCGCCACTCCCCCGGGCGCCGCGTCAGGACGATGCCCTCGAGGCCCTCGCACAGGAGGTGCACCAGGTGCCTGGCCAGCGCCGTCTTCCCCGACCGCGGCCCGCCGACCACCGCGACCGTGCAGGGGGTGCCCCTGTACAGCGGGTCGGCCGGGTCCCATGCCTGTGTCCACGATTGCATGCGGGTCCTGGGCCATGCGTGACGTTAAGCTTAAGGCCGCGGGCGGCCGGCGCGCGGGCATGTCTTCGTGGGGCCTGGGCTTCGCCGAGGTGCCGCCGAGCACGCCCGACGTGGACCTGCGGTGGGCCATCGAGTTCTGCACGCCCGATCCGTACAAGCCCGGGCGCGCGGTGGTCAGGCGGCTGTGCGCCGACGAACTGGAGTCCCGGTGGAACCGCCGCGCCACCCGCCGCCGGCCCGGTCGGGGCGGCGACCAGTACCTCATGCCGATGGACGAGGCGCGGGAGATCTTGGACACGTGGCTGCCGTGGGCGCTGCAGCGCCTGGTCGCCCGGGAGCCGGACTTCGATGACGCCCGCGATGTGCTGACGCACATGGCCGGCGAGATCACGCCCGAGAAGCAGGCCCGCTTCGACGCCGTGGGCGCCGAACCCGCGGAGCCCGCCGAACCCGCGGAGCCAGCCGAACCCGCGGAGTCAGCCGAACCCGCGGAGTCAGCCGACACGCCAGACACGCCCGACACGCCCGACACGCCCGACACGCCCAGCACGCTTGACACACCGCCCGAACCCGCGGAGCCAGCCGGACCGCGCCGGACCGCCGAGGATGTCGAGCTGTTCCGCCGGACGATGCGTGTTTTCACGGAATACGCAACAACGACCGGGCCGCCCCCGGCCGCGGAGCCGCCGGCCGCGGAGCCGCCGGCCGCCGAGCCCCCGGCCGCGGCCGCGGAGCCCGAGCCGGCCCGGGGGTGCCTGTCAGCTTGGTACAGGGCCCGCCGCATGGCCCGCCGGATCTTCACCGGATCTGCGTGACGGGCCTGGGGTCGCCGGCGGGTTCGAAGGCGTACAGCTCGAGGCCCTTGCCGGCGCACGCGGTGGCGGCCAGGTCCATGGTGTACTTCCACACGCCCCCGGCGGCCCCGGTGGCGACGACGAAGTTCTTGACCCTGGCGCGGAAGGGGTGGCCGGCGGCCAGGGCCTCCACGAGCGCGCGGCCGTCGACCGGGGCGACTTCGTGCCGGTTGTCGGTGAACACGTGGCGCGCCGGGTCGATGGTCTCGCGGCGCCACAGCGGTTGCTCGGCGACCCCGACCCCGGCGCCGGTGATGTCGTCGCTGATGGTCAGCACGATGTCCGGCACCTCCGCGATCCCGACGGGGTCGCGCGAGCCGTCGTCCCACGTGTGTATTTGCGGGTGCTCCAGGTCCGCGTGCTCGTAGCCCAGCTGGAAGGACACGGGCGCGTCGCCGAAGGCCAGCGCGCGGGGCTCCTCGACGAAGCACGCGCGCAGGGCGTTGTCGGCGTCGATCTCGCCCGACAGGTCCAGGAACGGCGCGTTCTGCACGACCAGCTCGGCGGTGACGGGTCTGGCGGGCGTGGCCGCCGCGCGGAAGCGGAACCTGACGCCGTGCAGCAGCTTGCCGCGCAATCGCTCCCCGGCCGACACCCAGGCCACGGGCAGCCGGGTGCCGGCCGGGAAGGGGAACACGAACTGGCGCTCTCCGGGGACCACTATTTCGTACGTTCCCAGCGGGTCGGACACCATGCCCGGCCCGCGGGCGGCGGTCGTTAAGCGGCTTGGCCTGTGGGGATGGTGATCAGCGGCGGCGCACGACGCCGGCGGCTCCCTTCGCAAACGGCAGGTAGCCGGCGCGGGCCAGGCGGTCGAGGCCGTTCTTCTTGGCGTTGTCGCTGGCGCGCTTGCTGACGATCTTGCCGTGCGGGTTCTTGCGCAGGTCGCCGCGGGCCAGGCCGCCGCTGGTGTGGTGCGCGGTGCCGTTTACCACCTGGGCGCGGGTGCCGACGGCGGCGTCGAAGGTCTTCCCGGCGCGGCGGTACACCATGGTCCGGTACCGGGCGAAAAAAACGCTGGGACGGGGCCGCCGGCTCGCCGACATGGCGACGGCTGCCCGTCCGAGGGGACCTTAAAAGAGGGCTCGATCCCGGTCAGGCCCGCCCGCGCCGCAGCTCCCTGACCAGCAGCCAGCACAGGAGCAGGGTCTGCACCAGCACCAGCACCCCCACCGCCTGGAAGAGCCGCACCCCCCAGGCGAACCTGTCGGCCAGGTAGCGCACCGCGGGGCGCACCACCTGGGCCTCCAGCCGCAGCCGGGTCTCCTCGCGCGAGCAGTAGTCGGTGAGCCCCCTGACCGCGCTGTCCAGCAGGCCCGCGGCCACCGCCGAGGGGAACTCCTGTTCTGCGAGTTCTGGTGCCAGCCCGCCGGGGAACTCGGGGGTCATGTGCTGAAACCCCGAAAACTTTGCAGGCATCCGAGCATGCCCGCGTGCCTGGCGCCCGCGTGCCTGGCGGCCGCCGCAGGGCAGTCGATCCTGGACGTGTGCGCCCCGCGCACGAGCCTGGACCTGGCCTTCCCGGCCGTCGAGGTCGCTTCGCTGCGGGCGTGGCTGGCCTCGGAGGCCCGCGGGCCGGCGCTGGCGACCGCCGCGCCGGGCAGCGGGCTGAGCACGCTGGTGCGGCTGCTGGCGCGGGAGCTGGCTCTGGACGTGGTGTGGGTCACGCCCGGCACCGAGCGCGTCCGCGACCTGCTGGAGCGCGCGGGCTCGGCGCCGGTGTCGGTGACGCTGCGGCGCAAGGCCATCGTGGTGGACGAGCTGGACTCGACGGACTCGTCCGGCGCGGCCGAGGCCCTGGCCTTCGCCCGCGGCTCGCCGCGCGTGCCGGTGCTGTTCCTGGCCCGCACGACGCGGTCGCAAAAGACCCACGAGTTCGCGCGCACGTGGCCGCGCTTCCCGCTGGGCCGGCCGCCGCCCCGGGCGGTGGCGGCCGTGCTGGAGCGCGCGCGGCGGCTGGCGGGGTACGACGCCGACGACGCGGCGCTGGCGGGCCTGGCGGCCGCGGCCAAGGGGGACGTGCGCGCCGCGCTGCTGGCCCTCGAGACCTCCTGCCGCGGGCCGGCGCCGCAGGCCGCCGGGCCCGCGGCGCCCGCCACGGCGTTCCTGAAGGACGAGGCCACCGAGGGCCTGGACCTGGTGGAAAACATCCTGCGCGGCGACCGCGCCCGCGACGTGCGCGACGCCATGCGCGTGTTCGGCATGGAGCCCGCGGTCACGTCCATGGGCCTGTACGAGAACTACCTCTCCGCCGGGGCGGCCGGGGCGGCCGACGTGTCCGCCGCGGCGCGGGCGGCCGACTGGTTCTCGGCCGGCGACGCGCTGGACGGCTACATGCACTCGCGCCAGGCCTGGGACCTGTGGGACCACTACGGCGCCTGCGTGGTCGCGGGGCCCGCGCTGAGCCTGCCGCCCGCCCCGGGCGCGGCCGTGACCAAGTTCGGCACGGTGTGGAGCAAGGGGTTCAACTCCTGCGCCAAGCGCAAGCACCTGCACTCCCTGGCCCTCCGGCTCGCCGAGGCCCGCGCCGCGCCGCTGGCGCCCGAGGACCTGGGCTGGGTGCGCTGCATGCTGCGGGCGGCGCTGGCCCGGCCCGACGACGCCGCGGGCCCCGAGGTCGCCCGGCTGACGGAGCCCTGGGACGAGGCCGAGGTGCTGCTGCTGGCGCGCCTGGGCGTGGGGCCAGCGTGGTACAAGCCCGCGGTGCACGCCCGGGTCTCGACCCTGCGGGGCCGGCCGCCGGCGCCGCGCAAGAAGACCCGCCGCAAGCCCGCCGCGAAGCCCGCCGCGTGACTACCCCGACGACGACCCCGGCCCCGACCCCGGCCCCGACCCCGAAACGAAGTCGTCCAGGGCCGCCAGGACCTCGCGCGCGACCTGCTCGGGGGGCTGCGTGCCGTCGACGCGGTACACGGGCACGCCCACGAACTTCAGGAGCGTTTCGTACTGGAACTCGACGCGCCGCAGGTACTCGAGGTCGACGGCGGCCTCCTCGGGCCGGCCGCGCAGGCGCGTGCGCTCGAGGCACTCGGCGGCGGGGGTGTACACGTACACGATCGCCGACGGCCGCCAGCCCAGCAGGTCCGCCAGGTCCTTGAACAGGTCCCACTCGTCCGATGTGAGCGTCCCGTCCTTGTAATGCATCCGACCGAACACGTGCCTGCACGACTCCGGGCTGCGCTCCACCAGGCACGGGCCCGGGTGGCGGCCGGGCGGGCCGAAGGACAGCAGCACCCGCTCCGAGAGCGCCAGGGCCCAGCGCGCGGGGTCGGCGTAGAAGCGGCGCAGCAGCTCGCGCCACTCGGCCACGGGCTCCGGGAAGGCGGGCAGGCCCGGGCGCGCCTCGGCCGCCAGGCGCATGGCCGTGCTCTTGCCGCTGCCGATGTTGCCCTCGACGCAGACCCGCACTCCCGGGATCGCGGCCGGCACGAAGGGTCCGCCGTCGGGGGCGGGCACGAAGGGTCCGCCGTCGAGGGCGGCCGCCGGGGCGGTGGGCTCGGGGGGCATCATCGGCGCTTGCGACGCGCGCGGGAGTTTAAGCGACCCGCGGGAACGCCGGCGGGCGATGTCGGGAAACACCGAGGCCGAGGGCCTGTGGGCGCGGGTGTGTGGCTCGCTGGCGGCGCTGGCGGCCAAGCAGGCCGCGGCCGGGCGGGACCTGGCCCGGGGCGACGCCCACGCGTGCTTCTGGCACGCCATGGGCCTGGCGGGCGCCGACGAGCGCTGGGCCGAGGACCCCGGCGGCGGCGCGCCGCGGTACGGGGACCGGGTCGCGTGGGACGACGTCTTCTCGACGGCGACGACCAGCGTCGCCAGCGCGAGGATCCGGATCCGGTTCGCCCAGAGCAGCGGCTTCATGTGGTACGCGCACCTGGGGTTCCCCGACGGCGGGCGGCCCTACAAGACGTCTTCGTGGAGCGCCAGGTGGTGCTGGCGGGCTGACGACGCGCCGAGCCTGTCCACCAGCGCGTACCTGCGCCGCCACGCGCTCCTGGCCCTGGCGAACGCCGGAGTCCCCGGCGAAGGCGACCCGGCCCACGGCTGGGCCGCCGTGGAGGCGCACCGGCACTCCGTGGACGTCGACAGGCTCCGGCGGACCGTGGCCGGGTGGGGCGACACGACCCAGGAGGCCGTGGCGGCGGGGCTGGTGGAACGCGCGCGCGTGCGCGTCGAGAACGATCCGGGGATGTGGATCTCCTTCGTCCCGTGGGCCCACGCCACGGCGCCCGGGCCGCCCGAGCCGGCGGCGGCGCCCGGCCCGCCGCCGGCGAGCACCGGGGACCCCCCGGCGGCGCCCGGCCCCCCGGCGGCGCCCGGCCCCCCGGCGGCGCCCGGCCCCGGGCCGGCCCTCGACCACGCCCTGGGCCGCGACTGCCTGGGCGAGGTGCTGCGGCTGCTGGCCCCGGACGACCTCGCGCGGCTGGCGTGCGCGTCCAGGACCATGCGCGCCGAGTGCGCCCCCCTGGCCCGGGCGGCTCTGGCGGCCGCCCGGGCCGAGGCCGCGGACCTGTGGAGCAGGGTGCACGTGGCGGTGCAGCGCGTGCTGCGGCTGCCGGACGACCCGCGGCCGAGCACAGCTCACGTGGCGTTCTGGCACGCCATGGGGCTGGCGGCCGCCGACGAGGCCTGGGTCGTGCCGCCCGGCGAGGCGCCGCTGCTGGGCGGGCTGGTGCGCCTGGCCGGCCGCGAGTCGGTGACGGTCGCCAGGATCGCGGGGGTGCCGGTGCGGGTCGCGGTCCAGCCCGCCGGGTCGTTCTTCTTGGTGCACGTCACGGTCGGCGAATCGATGTGGTACGTTTTCAAGGACCCGGCCGGGGTCTGCCTGTGCCCGAAGCTGCGCGAGCAGGCCGAGGCGGACCTGAGGGACCGGCAGCTCGAGGGGCCGGATGACCAGGGCGACGAGCACGGCTTCGCGATCACGAGCGCGCACCGCCACGGCCAGGACCTGGATTACGCCCGCCGGCGGCTGCGGCGGTTTGACGCGGAGCCGGCGCTGCAGCGCCGCGTGGTCGGGCTGCTGGCCGAGGAGGCGGGCCGGGTGTGGGCGGCCGCCGGCTCGCCCAATTAATTATCTGCGGCCCCGAGAACATGACACTACCGTGGTGCGGCTGCCGGCGCGGCGCGGGCGACCCGCTGCGGTGCCGGAAGTACGGGCGCTGGCTGCGGGCCGCCGCGGTGCTGGCGACCGGCGCGGCTGCGTACGTGGCGCTCCGCCGCGTGATGTGACAAGAATAACGAAACCCGTGACGAAACCCGTAACAAAACCCGTGACCCACTGTAATGCCGATGTGCGTAATGCCGATGTGCGTAATGCCGATGTGCGTAATGCCGATGTGGTCCAGCGCGCTGGGCGCCCCGGGCGAGGGCTTCCACTTTCACGTGTTTGGGGTCGCGATCTTGGACGTCCTGGGCGCGCTAGCGCTGGCGTGGGGCCTGTCGAGGCTGCGCCCGGGCCTGGGCCTGGGCCGGGCGGCGCTTGCGACCTGCGCCCTGGGCGTCGCGCTTCACCGGCTGTTTTGCGTGCGCACCGCCCTGGACCGCGCCCTGTTTCCGTGACCCCGGCGCGGCCGCGGCCGGGCCGGCCGCGGGGCCGAGGACGAACAGCTTCTCGGGGTGCGGGCTGACGCAGTTCACGTTCTGGGTCTTCTGCTGCCCGCGCTTGGGCAGCACCGCCACGCACCTCCAGTCCCTGGGCGCGCTGTACTCGCTGACGACGACGACGTTGTGCTTGGCCAGCTTCCTGGCCACGTCCCAGAAGTGCGCGTGGTCGAAGGGCGGCGGCTTGGCCACTCCGGCGCCGTCGCCGGCCCCGTCTTGGACGTACTCCATCACCCGGCTCTTGTACGGCGGGTCCAGGTAGAACGCGCAGCCGCGGGCGGCCAGGTAGTCCTCGCAGTCGAACTTGCGGCAGGCGAAGCGCACGCCCTTGAGCAGCGCCGCGCGGTCGTGCAGGCGCCGGCTGTCGGCGCGCATGGGCGGGCGGTAGCTGCTGAAGTAGCGGCCGTTGAAGGAGTACACGATGCCGGCGAAGGCCTTGAGCGCGCTGGCCGGGCCGGCGCGCAGGCGCTGCCACTCGGCCCGCGACAGCACCCGCGCCGGCACGGCCCAGGTGCCGCGCGTCAGGCCCTGCCACAGCAGCACCACGCTCTTGTTGTAATCGGACGCCACGAACTCGCGGGGCCGTAGGCGCCCGTTGGCCCGCAGCTGCGCGGCCACGGCGCACCAGCCGCAGAAGGGCTCGATGTACCGGTCGACCCGGCGGCCCTCGCACTCGCGCTCGATCACGGCGGCGATGTCCTTGGCGTACCACGTCTTCCCGCCGTAGTACGTGAAAGCGCTCATGCTACTTCCGGCGTTGGTCGGAAAAGAAACCGGCGGCCCGGGCGCGGCGGCCGGCGGCCGGCGGCCGGCGGAGCGCGTCTCTCCGCGCCGGAAATAGTCGGCGCGGACAGGCATGCAAGACGAGAACGCCACCCCTCTGAGCAAGCTGCAGCCGCAGCCCCAGGTGGGCGGCCTGCCGCCGCCGCTGCAGACCAAGAACCAGTCGGCCCCGCTGCAGGCCATCCCGTACGAGGAGCTGATGAAGCAGACGCTGCCGCAGGGCAACCCGCCGCCGCAGCAGGGCATGCCGGGCATGCCCATGCCGCCGGGCATCGCGGGCGGCATGATGCCGGGCGGGCAGATGGGCGGCGGCATGCAGATGCCCGGGCAGATGGGCGGGGGGATGGGCGGCGGCATGCAGATGGGCGGCGGCATGCAGATGCCCGGGATGCAGCAGATGCCGGGCGGCATGAGCCCGCAGCAGCAGCAGCAGATGATGGGCATGCCCGAGAACCTGGCCGACCTGATCCCGCCCGAGCCGCCGGCGTACGAGTATTCCCACGCCCGCCACGGCCGCCACGGCCGGCGGGTGCACTTCGCGAAGCGCGGCGGGGGACGGGACCGGCGCTGGGGCGCCGGCCTGTGGGCCCGGGCCATGCAGTACAAGTCCTCGGCGCTGGTGTCCCTGGTGGTGCTGGTGGTGCTGATGTACGTGGCCCCCAAGCTGGCCCAGACCGCGCCCCGGCTGCTGAACGCGAGCGGGCGGTTCAACGCGCTGGGGTTGTTGCTCGTGGCCTCCACGTGCGGCGGCATCCACGCCCTGCTCGACCGGCTCGTGTGAACAGCTCGATTCGTGTGACAGCTCGATGTTCGATTACAGACCCACTTTTCAGTCATCCTTCAGGAACGCAAAGGCTGCCGAGCCGGGGTCCGCCGCGGGGTCCGCCGCGGGGTCCTCCGCGGCGTCGTCGGGCTCGTCCTCGGCCGGGCACGGCTCGGTCGAGAACTTGAGCTGCACGATCTTCCAGCGCACGCCCCACTTGTCGTCGGTGGTCCAGCCGCCCTGGATCTGGAGGATGCAGACCGCGCTGGTGGCCGAGGGCAGCTCGGCGGACATGCGGCCGCTGGCGTCGAAGGCCGGTGTGTCGGAGAACGCCGTCAGCCGCATCTCGTCCCTGAACACGCCCGAGCTGCGCGCCCTGGCTCCCCGCCACGCCGCCAGCTCGGGCGCGGCGGCGGCCGCCGCCTCGACCTGCTCGACCCAGCGCGCGAAGGCCCGGCGCGCGCCGGCGCCGCCCAGGCACAGCTGCACCCGCAGCATGCCGGGCCGCAAGGTCGACACCTTCACGGGGCAGGCGGGGCTCTGCACCGTGACCCGCTCGCGGCCGGCGGGCAACGAGGCCGTGGGCCCGCGGGGCCCGGCCGCCCACCTGACCGATCCGGGCTCGATCGTGCGGAAGTCCATGGTTTGCGACCCCGCCCGCCGGCCGGGAGGGCCTTAAGCCTCGCCCAGCATCCTGCGGCACGCGTCGGTGGCCAGATCGAGCACCTCGGCCAGGGTCTGGGGGTTGTCGGCCGCGAACGGGGGGCACGCGATCCGCTCGCTGCGCACCGCGAACGGCGTGGCCCAGCACCGCCCGCCGCCGGCCGGGTGGGCCGGCTCGGCGTCCAGGGCCGCCTGGGCGGCCTGCAGCGCCCGCAGGTCGGCGGCCCGGTCGGCGTGCTCGAAGGCCTCGTGCGGCGACGCGTCGAGCATCACCATGACGTGCACGCAGTCGTCCACCGCGAGCCGCAGCCGCCGCGCCACGGCGCCCACCAGGTCGGCCCGCAGGCGCCGCAGCTCGGGGTCGGGCTCCGCGGGCAGCAGCCAGGGGCCGGCGCACAGCACCCGCGCCGGGCGGCCGGCGGGCAGCCGGGCCAGGGCGCGCAGGCGCGTGAGCGCGGGCGCCAGGGCGGCCCGGCCGGCGTGCCGCTCGCCCAGGTCCGCCAGGCCGAGGCGGTCGCGCAGCGCTGCGAGGACGTGGCTCCGGGCGGGCACGTCCAGGCCCTCCACCGACACCACCACCAACGGCGGCTGCGCCGCGGCGGTTCCCATGTCCCGCCGGCGCCCGCGGCGGGCGGGCTTAAGCTTAAGGGGCCGCGTCCGTTCGCGGCCCGCAATTTCTGCGCCCGAGCCCAGATGACCACCGCCGCTTCCACCCAGATGACCACCGGCGCAGGGTCCACTGTCCAGGGCTTCAACGACACGCTCAAGCAGTTCCTGCAGCAGCTGTCCGAGACCTTCCCCGAGGAGCTGCGCGTGCGCCTGTTCCTGGCGGGCTTCGACGCGGTCGTCCGGGCCTCGCCCCGCGGGCCGCTGGACGCCTTCATGGACGCTGTGGGCCCGCACTCCGCCCTGGTCATGGCGCGCGACCCCGCGCTGTTCGACCGCCTGGCCTTCCCGGGCGGCATCGACTTCGCGCGCCTGTGGGCCTCGCCGGGCGTGACGGACGCGACCCGCGAGGCCATCTGGCAGTACGTGTCGCTGCTGATGCTGATGGGCACGGCCGTGCGCGCCGTGCCGGCCGAGCTGCTGGGCGGCCTGGAGGCGCTGATGCAGAACTGCGGCGACCAGGTGGACTTCTCGGCGCTGACGGCGCTGGCGGGCGGCCTGGACGGCGGCGCCCTGCCCGCGGGCCTGGCGGCCGCGCTGGGCGAGCCGCCCAAGCAGCCCGCCGCCGGCCAGAAGCGGGGCCGCGGGCCGCGCTGACCCGCGGGGCGTGAATCGTGAATTTCAAACGTCGTCGCCGTCGCGCGCCCGCTTGCGCCGCGGCGGCGGGCGGGGCGTGATGTTGCGGGGCGTGATGTCGAAGACCTTGGCCGGGTCGTAGCCCCGGCCGGGCGCCTGCGCGGGGTCGCCGGCGAGGCCCGCGGCGTTGCTGGCGACCAGCACCCCGTGCCCGCCGCCCGGCGGGACGACGACGGTTTCGTGGCACCAGTGCGTGTGGCCGTGGAACCAGGCGCGCACGGGCGGGGCGACGAGGTCCGACAGGTCCGTCGCGAAGGCGGACCGCGTGGCGCTGTCGGCGTGCTTTTCCGACGAGGTGAACCCCCGCAGCGGGGCGTGGTGGGTCAGCACCACGCACTCCCCCGGGTCGGGGTCCGCCAGCCGCGCGCGCAGCCAGGCCACGCACCCCCGGTGCTCCTCCTGGCCGCGCGCGTGGTCCCAGCCGTAGATGCACCTGTGGTCGCTGAGCCGGCCGGCGCAGGCGGGGTCCACGTCGCTCCACAGCGTCGTGCCCAGCACGCGGAAGCCCTCGACCTGGACCGAGTCTTTTTCGAGGGCGTGCACGTTGGGGTACCTGCCCGCCAGGTCCCGCGCCCGGCCCAGCGCCGACGCGCGGTTGTGGTAGTGCTCGTGGTTGCCCAGCACCAGCAGCACGGTGTCGAACCGCCGGGCGGCCTCCCGGAGCAGCTCCGCGTACCCGACCGAGAACGGGTCGCCGATGTCCCCCAGCAGGGCCAGGTGGGGCGCGGCGTGCGGGATCCTCGCGGCGTCGGGGCGGCGGTCGCGGCGCTCCAGGTGCAGGTCCGACACCACCTGCAGGCGCATGTCCCGGCGCGGCGCCGGCGGCGCGCCGTTAAACCCCGCCGGCGCCGCGCCGGGCTTTTTTTGTGGGCGGGTCACCATGGGAAGCGCAGACCCGGTGTGGTACGAGGACGTCGGCGTGCTGCCCCGCCGGCCCCGCCAGTTCTGGCCCTCGGCCGACCAGAGCCCCGCGGAGCGCGTGAACAGCCTGGTGCGGCTGCTGTGCTACGCGTCCGCGGCTCTGTACGCCTACACGCGCCGAGCCCGGTGGCCCGCCCTGGGCCTGGCGGCCGCGGCGCTGGTGTCGCTGGCCTACGCCGGCCCGCCCGGCGGGTGCGCCCGCGGCGGCGCCCGCGGCGGCGGCCCCGGCGGCGGGTGCTCGCGCGGCGCCGCCGCCGGCGGGTGCACGCGGTCCACGCCCGACAACCCCTTTGCCAACGCGCTGGTCGGGGACGACCCCCGGCGGCCCGCGGCGTGCAAGTACGACGACCACGCCGACGAGATCCGCCGCAACTTCAACCGGGGGCTGGTGCGCAACGCCTACGACGTGTACGAAAAGGAGAACTCCCAGCGGCAGTGGATGACCAACCCGGTGACCACCACGATCCCGGACACCATGGCCTTCGCCCGGTTCTGCTACGGCGGCGCCGCGGGCCGCAAGACCTGCAAGGAGGACCCCGCCGCATGCACGGGCTTCTTCCCCTGAGCCGCCGGCCGGAGCAGCGCCGCCGCGGCCGCCAGGGCCGCCGGGCCCGCCGCCAGCGCGCGGGCCGCGGCCGCCCGGGCGTCGGCCGGCCGGAGCAGCGCGTAGGCCACGCCCGCCGCAGCCGCCCAGGCCAGCGCCGAGGCCACCAGCGAGCTGACCAGCCGGTACGCCAGGGCCACGGCGGCCAGCGCGACCAGCGCGCGCGTCACGTCGTCGGCCGGGGCCGGCCCGGGGGCCGGGGCCGGCCCGGGGGCCGGGGCCGGCCCGGGGGGCGCGCCGCCCTTGAGCCGGGCGAGCGCGGCGCCCAGGGCGCGGGCCAGGGCCCCGCGGGCCTCGTCCAGCAGCCGCCCGCCGCCCTCGAGGATGGGCACGTCCAGGATCCTGTGCTGCCGCGGCGCCGGCTGCGGCGCCGGCTGCGGCGGGTCGCCGATGGCGGCAGAGTCCGGGACCGGGATGCCCTCGTCTGTCACGCGGTATGTGGGGGGCACCAGCCCCATCAGCAACCCGCCGCCCAGGGAGGCCAGCACTGACTCTCCTCGGGGAGTCGCGCCGGGTACGGGCGTCGCGCCGGGTACGGGCGTCGCGCTCATGCACACAACCACCGAAAAAGTACAAAAGTACAGACCGCTCGCACGGCCGGTATTGTTACCGGCCGTGCGGGAGGGTACCTGCGTGTTTGGTTTTTTTGGGGCGCTAAAGCTAATGCCCGCCCGCCCCGCCGCCCGCAAGGCCCCCGCCCGCAAGGCCCCCGCCCGCAAGGCCCTCGCCGCCCGACAGGCGTCGCGCCGGCCCAGCGAGGGCAAGGCGCAGCTGGTGCGCGCGATCGCGGGCTGGATGCTGGCGCCCTCCACCCGGTTCAAGGCCCACCCGGCCGCCAAGCGCGCCTCGGCGAAGAAGTGATCCTGACCGTAAGCCCGATTCGTCCCGAGCTTACTCTTCGTCCTCCTCGTCGTCGTCCTCCTCTGCGTCCTCATCGTAGGCCTCCTCGTCATCCTCATCGTCGTCATCATCGCCTTCGTCGTCATCGTCGCCTTCGTCGTCGTCCTCGGCGTCGGAGTCCTCCTCGGCGTCGGAGTCCTCCTCGTCATCGGAGTCCATCTCGGCGTCCTCGTCCACCTCGGCGTCCTCATCGAGCTCCTCGTCATCGAGCTCGGCGTAGTTGTCCCGCTTCTTGGACAGCACGATGTACAGGATGGCCAGCACGGCCGCGGCCAGCCCCAGCTTGATGAGGGTCTCGGTGCTGAGGTTCATGTGGCTGTACCACGGACGTCCCAAAAAAATCCTGGGGTTTTACGGACTTGGAACGGGCTACGGGCGCGTCCGCGGGCCGGGCCCGCCGGGCGCCGGGCTCTTCAGCACCTGCACCCTGCCGCCCGCGCGCCGCCGGTACTCGGCGAACTGCTCCTCGGTCATGGCGGGGCCGAGCGAGTAGCCAATGTCGGAGGCCGCCAGCCTGGACCAGTCGACCCTGGACCAGTCGACCTGCGCCAAGTTGGTCAGGTCGATCTTGGCGGGGTCGATGCCCGCGGCGCGCGCCGGCTTGGCGGCCGGCTTGGGCGCGGCGGTGGGGGCGGGGGCGGGCGGCTGGGTCATGAAAACCGGGCCCGCGCGCCGGCCTTAAGCCTACTGCGCCCAGAGCGGCGGCTGCGCGTACGGGTTGCCCGCCAGCTGGGCGGCCGCCAGGCCGAGGTCCAGCCGTTGGTTCGTGGACGGCAGCTTGTTGCTCCAGACCGCCCGGGCGCCGAGGCGGGCGTTGTGCGCCTTGTTCGGCACGTTGGGCGCCGCCGGCGCGGGCGCGCTGGCGCCGGCGCGGGTCGTGACCGTGCGGCCCAGGCGGCCGGTCGGCAAGTTCGTCCGGCCCGGCCCGGGCGTGTGCTCCAGCAGCTGCGCGCCGCGCTTGGACTCGCGGTCCAGGCGCTTGTACCTCCACACGTTGTCGAGCATGCCGCCGTGCACCGCCGCCGACACGCCCGTGATCGCCGCGCCGTTCTGCGTCTCGCGCAGCGTGTGCTTGGCGGCGTCGAAGGGCCGGGCGGCGCCCGAGGACCGCACGATCCCGACGCCCCCGCCGGGCGCGGGCGCCGTCATGTCGCGCTGCGTGGGCGGCAGCAGGTGCCCCGAGGGCACGCGCCGCGCGGTCGGGCCGGCCACGAAGCCCTCGCGGCCGGCCGTCTCGCGGTGCTGCGCGCGGAAGCGGGCGGGGTCGAAGGCGGCGGCGGTGAAGGCGCCGACGCCGGCGCCGGCGCCCGTCACGTTCAGCGCCGGCAGCCCGTGGTTGCGGTCGGGGTCGTCGCCGCAGCCGTAGCGGGTGTCGGCGCCCGCGCGCCCGCCGGGGCCGGCGGCCGCGGGGTTGCCGAACCGGTCGATGTCCATGGGCCGCGGCCGCATGCCCGGGTCCTGCGACAGCGCGCCGTACACGGCGGGCGCCAGCACGGCGGCCCTGGACTCCTGCATGGGCCGCCGGTTCTGGTCGTACACCAGCGAGCCCGGGTTGTGGTTCATGCTGATCTTGGGCGCCTCGGTGCGCGCCTGGATCCGGCTGAACCCGTGGTTGGTCCGGCCCGGCAGGTTGTTCTTCTTGTACTCGCCCACGTTCTTGGGGATCACGCGGTACATGGGATGGAAGCCGTCGGTGGCCGCCACGTCCGGCCCCACGCCGACGCCCCTGCCCACGCGGATCTGCTCGGCGGGCAGCACGTTGTTCTGTGTCCGCGACGCCTCGTACCTCCCCTCGCGCGAGTACATCGGGTTGCCGACCGTGCCGGACGAGCCCACGGGGCCCGACCCGCGCGGCGCGAACATGGCCTCGACCTCGCGCTTGCGCTTCCAGGTGCCCGTGACGGACGAGTCCATGGCCGTGGCGCCCGTGAAGCGCTCCAGCAGGGTCTGCTTGACGCCGTCGTTGGTGTTCTGCTTGCGCGCCGACCGGAAGAAGGGCAGCGGCGCGTTGGTCAGGCGCGTGGCCGGGCTCACGATGCCCGTCAGCGCCGGGTCGCGCGAGGCCCGCCACCGCTCCGCCGCCAGCTCGGCGTGCCGGCGGTCGAAGACGCGCGTGTCGTTCTCGTCGGCCGTGTACTCGGCCGTCATCGCCGGGGCGCGGGCGGGCGGGTCGCGCGGGCCCTTGCCCGCCATGCCGTACCCCAGCAGCGCCACGCCGGCCGCGATGGCGAGTTCCATTTCGACCCGCCCGAGGTTTTTTTGCGCCGGGGTCGCCGCCCCCTTCGGCGCGGGCCGCGGCCGGCGGCGGCGCGCCCCGGATCGTGGAGCCCGGGGCCTACGCCGAGTACGCCTACGCCGAGTACGCCTACGCCGAGTACACGGCCGGGTCGCGGCCCAGCAGGCGCGAGTTGGCGCCGGTGATGAAGTCGACGCGCGGCGGCGCCAGGGGGTACCACTCGCTGCGCATGCGGTCGGGCGCGACGGGCGACACGGTCGACTTGCGCGCCCGGGTGAGCACGCCGCCCGCGAACCGCTCGTCCACGCGGCCCGCCACCGGGCTGCGGAGGGGCAGGGGCGGCGCCTGCGGGCCGGGCACGCGGCTGAGGGCGTGCAGGTTCCTGAGCACGTCGGAGTTCGCGACCAGCGCCGCCAGGCGGGCCCGGGCCGCTCGCTCGGACCTCTGCGTGCAGTCCATTACCGGACCCGCCCAGGAAAAAATCGGGCCGGGCGGCCGGGGCGCGCCGGCGCGGCGGGTTTCAGCCGTCGTGCGGCTGCAGCTGCTGCGGCGCGAACCGGGTCAGCTGGCCGTAGCGCGTCTCCACCGGCAGGTTGCGCAGGGCGTCGGGGATCTGCGCAAAGTCCAGGCGCAGCGAGTCGCGGTCGTACACCAGCGCGCGGCTGGCGCGGCGGGGCTCGCGGTCGCCCTGCTGCAGCGCCGACCAGGTGTCGGTGTACTTGAGGCCGCCGCGGCCCAGCGCGCGGTACGGCGCGCCCCCGTACATGGGGGGCGGTTGCGGCCGGTTCTGCGAGGCCCGGTGCTGCACGCGGTAGCTCTGCGGCAGCAGGCGGTTGGCGACGCCCACGGCGCACCCGGGAACGCCCGGCACGTCGGCCCACATCGGCCGCGCCCGCGCCTGCGTGGGGTTGGGCCGCGAAAACACGTAGTTGGCCGCCCACGTGCTCTCGGCCTCCAGCAGCTTGATGTACGCGCCGTCGGCGCGCAGGGTCGTCTCCCGGGAGTTCAGCATGGTTACCGGGGGGCGGGGAGTTTTTTTCGGGGCGCGCCCGCGGGGCTTAGCGGGCCCGCCGGCCGGGGCGAGCACCGGGGATTCAATGGCGCCGGCGCGTACCCGAGCGCACATGCCGGGGGTCGAGCGCTTCGCGGAGCTCTGGCGCATCAGGGCCGAGGGGAGCGACGCGGACCTGGCAGCGTTCTGGGAGCGTGACGGGCGCAGGGGCGGCCTGCTGGCGCTGTGCATGCCCACCGCCTGGGAGTGGGAGGAGATGAAGGCGCGCCGCGTGCCGGCGCCGGTCACGCCGACCCGAAGTGGTGATATGTGTATTACACGGGGTTACACATTTCAACCCTGAACATTCATTCAAACGCCCACGGGTTCTCCCGCCGCACTGCCTCCTCCTCCTCCGGCGTGAAGTCGTTCTCGATGTTGAACACCTTGCGGATCTCCTCGGGCGTCTTGCCATTGGCCATGTCCGCCACCGTCTGGCACGTCAGGTCCAGCAGCGACTTGATGTCCAGGTAGTTGGCCGCCAGGATGAGGTCGAACAGCACGTCCTGCTCGACCTTGACGAAGTCTGCGTCGAAGGCCTTGACCCCCGCGGCGCGCGCGGCCTCGTCCGCGTCCGCGCCCGCCGCGTGGAACTTGCAGTACTCGACGACGCGCCGCAGGACGGCGGCATTCACGTTGGGCACCGGGATGGTCTCGTCCGCGCCCACCTCGTCCAGCGTGTTCCGGAGCGTGACGCTCTGGCGCGCGACGCCCTCCTCGACCTCGAACAGCTGGCCGTCGGCGCTGCGCAGGGAGACCTTTGCGGACGCCATGTTGAAATGCGAGGAGGGGGCGGCGCGGCCTTAAATAGGGCCGTGGGGGTCAGACCCCCCGCCCCGCCTGCGCGACGACCTCGGGTATCTTCGCTTCTCGAAACGCGTTGTATTCTTACACATTCACAGCGTCACATCTCCTGGCCGGTCAGGCAGTGGTCGAACAGGCGGGCGACGAGCCCCGGCGGCCGCGCGGCGAGGGCCTCCAGGCTCGCGATCTCTCCCTCGGCGCACAGCCGGTGCAGCCGGAGCGCCTCCTCGTTGTGCCACGAGGGCGCAGACGGGTCGGGGGTCGGGTCCTCCCGGAGGCGCGCGATGCGGGCCCGCAGGTCGGCGGGCCGCGTGGCCCGGTACAGCCCCCAGTCATCAGTCGAACAACCGTACCTCACGAAAGTATAGCGCCCCGCCACGACGTACACTGTGTCGCGGCAGCCGTGCACTGACGAGCACTGGAGCGCTACCGGGGCGCCGTCGATCTGGAGGTGGGCGGTGGACTTGCCCCACTCCTGGTCCCAGGTGACGGGCCCCATGCGGACGCCCTCGGACGTCGTGGCCCAGTCCAGGGTCTCGTCTTCCAGCACGGTGCGCCAGAACAGCCGGTGCCGCTCGTAGCCGCGCAGGTCCTCCGCGGCGACGGCGGTCGCCCTCCCGCGGTCCACGCGCTCGCACAGCTGGCGTACTGCTGCCTCCACGGCGCGACGCCTCTCCTGGGCCACGGGCGCGCACAGGTCCCTGAAGCGCCGGCACGCGCAGGCCATCGCCGCGGCGCTCGAGGCGTCCAGGCGCGCGCACACGGCCCGGACCTCGTCGTCGGACAGTTCGCGCGGCCGGGGCGCGGGGCCCCGGAGCCAGGCCACGAGCAGCGCCCACACGCGGGCGAGCAGCGCCCACACGCGGGCGAGCAAGTTCGCGGGCGCGGGCGCGGGCTCGGCGAAGGGGTCCGGCATGGCGGGGGCCTCGGCCGGCGCGAGGAAGCGGACGACCTCCATGGCTCTCGGCGGACGGGGCGGCCCGGCCGGCCTTAAGTTAGCTGCGGGTCCTGCGCTTCACGCGGGTCCTGCGCTTCACGCGGGCCAGCGGGCTGGCGGCCAGGCGGCGGCGCGGCCACAAACACCTCGGCGGGCGCGGCGGCGCGAACAGCGCCGCCAGGCCGGCCCGCGCGGACCCGGCGCACAGCCGGCCCGTCCCGAGCGCCGCCTCGTACAGCCTTGCGTACGCGAGCGCCAGCCGCCAGCCGTCCATGCCGCGCAGGTACCTGACGGCGCGCGCGGGCCCGAGGGCCTGGAACGCGATGCACATGCACATGGTCGCCGGCACGCAGTTGCCGTCCCGCAGCATGCCCCTGTGGTTGAGGCACGGGACGTCTACCACGCCGCCCCACGCCTTGCCCGCCAGCCTGGCCACGTCTCGCAGCAGGCGCAGCTCCTGGGGCTCCTGGCGCCCGGGGCCGTTGGGGTCCAGGTACCACATCGTGCCGCCCTCGAGGTACAGCGCCGTGGCGTGGCTGTCGCAGCCGGCCGTGCCGTGGTTGAAGACGGACACGACGTGCACGAACCCCCCGCCGGCGATGATGTCCTTGCCCGCCAGGGCGAAGTACTGGAAGTCGGCGTCGGGCCACACGTACATCATCACCGGGTACGACGGGGTCTCGCACTCCAGGAGGCGCGCGCGGCGGGACCCGGCGTCGAACTGGATGCGCTTGAACTCGCCGCAGGGCCCGTGCGCGTCCAGCCCGAGGCGCTCGCACAGCTCCATCGGGAACATGCAGCGCACGCTGTCGATGCGCTCGCACATCGCGCCGCGGCGGGCGCCGCGGCGCCCTAAGTCAGTTGCGAGGCGCAGGTCCTGCGCTTCACGCAGGCCAGCGGGCTGGCGGCCAGGCGGCGGCCGCAGTACTCGACCACGCCGCCGTCAAAGTCCTGGTACCGGTATGCACCGGTGGCCTCGGCTAGTTCCAGCAGGAACCGCATGTTGGCCCAGAACTCGGCCGGGTGGCCGTAGCCGTCGGTGGCGATGTGCGCCAGCTCGTGCAGCAGCACGAACATGGCCGTGTTCTCGTCGGGCTCGCCGCTGACGCAGATCGAGATCGAGTCCTTGGACACGCTGTACGCCACGTCCTCGTCGTTCAGCGTCTGCGCCAGCGTCCCGTTCCACCGCCGCGCGATGTTGGCCAGGCGCCGGTCGCCGGGCGCGCGCGCCTGGGCGCGCTGCAGGAACTCGTGCACGCGGGTCTCCAGCACGGCAAGTGTGTCGGCCGCGCCCTGGGCGCCCGGCTCGTTCCTGACGCGGTACGCCTTGCCGGTGAGCTCGCTGCGCACCCAGCGCATGCGGCGCGGCCAGGCCAGGACCAGCGCCAGCGCGAGGGTCACCAGCGCCAGCGCCACGGCCGCGCGCCGGCCGCCCATCGCCCGGGCCAGCCGCCACGCCGGCGCGCCCAGCCGCGCCAGCGGGACCAACAGCGGGATCTGCGGGATCCAGCCTGCCTGTCGCATTACCCCTGGAGCCCGAGATTAAACGGGCCCGCGGCGGGCGGCCGGCCCGGCGAACCCGACTGCGGACGAGAGCGTCCTCTGCGTGGCCGCGCCCAGCAGGCCCGCCGCCGCACAGACCGCCAGGTCGCGCAGCACCGCCCGCCACGGGCATTTCTTCTTCGGGGCGGCGGGCTCCGGGGCGGGCGGCGAATCGTCGGGGACGACGACCCGGATCGGGCGGTCGTGGAGGCTCAATGCGCCCGCGGCGCTGCCGTACCCCCGCTGCTGGAAGCGGCCGCGGTCGTCCACGAACAGGCCCGCGGCGGCGTCGTCGCCGATCAGCTCGACGGAGACCAGGTGCCAGCCGTCGGCGGGCGGGACCAGCCTGCTGGCCATCTTGATGCTGAGCTTCTCCACCGAGTGCCTGATCTCCCGGGACGGGTCCGACGGGTCGGGGAAGTACGCGTCGCGCCCCTGCATGTCCTTCACGTGATGCCACGGGAAGCCGTCCGAGGCGCCGCGCAGCTCGTCGTCGAAGAGCGCGCCCTCGACGCCCACGTCCTCGACGCGCCTCCCGAAGCTCGCGATCCCCTCGACCTTGTCCACCAGGTCGGACATGCGCTGCAGGCCGCGCTGGATCCACGCCGGCACCTCGGCGCCCTCCAGCACGAACGCGACCTCCCGGCGGCCGTCCGCGAAGCCCTTGCGGCACTCCGCGACGAAATGCTCGAGTTTTGTGACGTCCATGGTCTCCGCGCCGGCCGGTGGCAGCGGCCCCTTAAGCGTTTAGGGCTCCGCGCGCGTCCGCCGGGCCATGACCACCCCCGCCGCCCCGCGCCCCGCCGGCCGCGGCCGCGGACGCGCGGCCGCGCCGGCCGCGCCGGCCGACACGGTGCAGGGCCGGCTGACGGAGACGACCTTCGCCAACTTCCTGGACGGGTTCACGGAGGTCACGCCGGACGACATGCTGGAGGCCCGGGGCGGGCGGGTGCGGTACGTGATCGAGGAGCTCGATCCGCGCGGGAACGTCGCGAGCCGCAAGTTCCGGCTGGGCGGCTGGCTGACCAAGGTGGACCCGGCGCTGCGGTACCTGCGGCTGATGAACCCGTACGCCCGCAAGGCCTGGAGCGTGCAGCTCCGCCCCGGGCCGCGGCAGCGCGTGCGGCTGTACTACATGCCGCCGGGCACCAGCGACGAGGTGGCGGCGCTGCGTAACTTGTTGACGCAGCTCGAGAACGGCGAGATCCGCATCACCCGGGCGCCGTGACCCCCCGGGACCCCCCGGGCGGCCCCGGGCGGCCCCGGGCGGCCCCGGGCTTTTTTCGCGGCGGGCGTCATGAGCACCGCGGGCCGCATCGAGCGCGCCGCCGGCGACGGCAGGAGCACCGCCAGCAGCACCCGCGCGCCCGCCGCCGCGCCCGCCGCGCACGCCGCGGCCAGGGCCGCGGCACGCGCCGCCAAACGCCCCCGCGTGGCCTGGTCCGGCGCCACGCTGGGCAACCCGGTGTCGTACCGCGGGCGGGTGATCACGACCGTCGACGACCAGTACCTCACGTTTTCCAGGCTGTGGCACCGCCTGGCGCACGACCGCGCCACGCGCGGGCGCGAGCTGCGGCTGCGCTTCGGCAGCGTGTTCGTCGGCCGCGGCGAGGTCGACCCGCGGGTCGAGGTCGCGGACGTCGTGCACGCGGCCTGGGCGCGCGGGTCGTGGGACGGCCGGATCGAGGCGCTGGACCTGGGGCCCAAGGGCCTGGCGGCGCGCGTGCGCAACGGCCTGCGCCGCCCCCTGGACTCGGACCCCGTGCGCTTCGACCGCGAGGGGCCCTACGTGCGCCTGGTCGCGACTGGCCACGGCACGTACCGAGTCGCGCGCGCGGGCCCGGCCGGCCGGCCCAGATAATTTCTGGGCCGGGTGTCAACCGACGATGAGCGGCGCGCTGTTGCAGCTGGTGGCGGTGGGCGCCCAGGACGTGTACCTCCGGACCAGCCTCGAGCGGGGCGGGCGCACGTTCTGGCGCCGCCGCTTCGCGCGCCACACGAACTACTCGCTGGACTCGATCGACCAGACGCTGCAGGGCCGCGCGGGCTTCGGGTCCAAGGCGGCCTGCACCATCGGGCGCAACGGGGACCTGCTGACGAACCTGGTGCTGGAGATCACCCTGAAGAAGGGGTCCGCCGACGCGTTCTACCCCGCCGAGCACCTGCTCAAGGAGGTGCAGCTGGAGATCGGCGGCCAGACCATCGACACGCTGACCAGCACCTGGCTGCGCCTGTACGACGAGCTGTACCGCAAGACCGACCAGCGCGAGGGCTACCGGTACATGGCGGACTTCGTGGACGAGGACGCCGGCGCCGTCAAGCGCTTCTTCGTGCCGCTGCCCTTCTGGTTCTGCGGCGACACGGGCTCGGCGCTGCCGCTGGTGGCGCTGCAGTACCACGAAATCATCCTGCGGTTCGCGTTCCAGGACGCGGCCAACATCCCCGGCATCGACGCGAGCTACGCCCCCGAGATCACGCTGTGGGCGGACTACGCGTACCTGGACGCCGACGAGCGCCGGTGGTTTGCGCAGGCGCCGCACGAGTACCTGATCGAGCAGACGCAGTACCTGCGCGAGCCGGTGGCGCTGGGCTCGGCGCCGCGCCAGTTCCGCGTGCCGCTCAACTTCAACCACCCGGTCAAGTACCTGGCGTGGTGCTGCAAGCCCACGGACGTGTCGCACGGCCTGTTCACGGGCGCGACCACGGGCCTGCAGAGCAACGAGACGCTGGGCCCGGTGGCCACGGTGGGCATGCAGCTCAACGGGCAGGAGCGCTTCCGCCCGCGCGCCGGCGCCTTCTTCAGGCTGGCGCACCCGCTGGCGCGCTTCGGCCAGGCGCCGTCCGTCGGCGCGTACGCCTACAGCTTCTGCCTGGCGCCGACCAACCCCGCGCCCACGGGCTCGCTCAACTTCAGCCGCATCGACACCGCGCACCTGCTGCTGACCACCAAGAGCGCCGTGCTGCCCAACACCAGCCCCACCACCGAGCAGCAGACCACCGCCGACGCCACGGCGCTCACGTGCGTGGACGTGTACGCCAGGAACTACAACGTGCTGCGCGTGCTCAGCGGCATGGCTGGTCTGGCGTATTCGAACTAAGCCCGTTTACACCAGTTTGTTCAGCACACCCCTGGCGCGTGCTTCTTCGACGCGCTGGGCATGGTACTGCCTCGGTGTTGCGTATGCCAACGGAAACCCCGCCATGGAAGGCCCGAGTCCTCGATCCCGGGGCGCTCGCTGGGCGCCTCGGCTTAACGGCGCCGGGGCTCTCGAAAACCCAAACCATGGCCGCCGTGTCGCGGGTCGTGTTCTCGTTCGGGCCGCCGGGCCTGGACACCACCAAGCCGCCGTCCAAGCCGCCGGGGCTGCCGCGCCTGGGGTCGTACTGCTTCCGTGCGACCTGCGACGTGGTCGACGAGGTCGCGGGCTGCCCGATCGCGGCCGTGCGCGGCTACGACACCAGCCCGCTGATCGGCGCGGCCACCGAGAAGGCCTGCGCCGAGGCCTGCCGCGAAAAGGCCCGGCGGGGCGGCAGGTACGCCTGCGCGCCCGCGCAGGTCGTGCTGCTGCGCAACGCGCCCGGCGAGTGCTCGGGCGAGGTGTTCTGGGTCGTGGACGAACGGCCCACGCGCCGCCTGGTCTGACGCGCCGCCGGCCTCCGCCCCCGAGGGCTTAGGAGCCGGCGCGCGGGCGGCCCCGAAAAAATGTGCGGACAGCTCATGCCTCGGCAGCCCGCCCGCGCGCACGGGCCGCCCGCGCGGCAGTACCCGTACCCGCCGACGCTCCCGCAACCCGGCCCACCGACGCGGCCGTACCCGCCGCCGCCGTCCCCGGGGCCGTACCCACCGGGGCCGCCGGGGCCGCCGCCGGCGCGGTACCCGCCGCTGCCGCAGGGCCCGTACCCGCCCCCGCCGCCGTACCCGCCCCCGCCCCCGCCGTACCCGCCCCCGCCCCCGCCCCCGCCGTACCCGCCCCCCGAGCACCATGGTCGCGCGAGCCCGCCGCGCGGCGGGCCGCCGGGCCCGGGCGGGCCGTACCCGGGCCCGCTGAACGCGGCGGGCCGGCCGCTGTGCCGCGAGGCCCTGGAGCGCATCCTGGGCTTCCGGGTCGCGGACTTCTCCAAGTACGCGCCGGTGTTCATGCACAAGTCGGCCTCGCGCGACACGGGGGTGGAGTCGTACGAGCGCTACGAGTTCATCGGGGACGCGGTGATCAACTTCGTCATAGCCAAGTACCTGTTCGACCGCTTCCCGGGCGCCAACGAGGGGTTCCTGACGCGCGTGCGCACCAAGCTGGTGTCGGGCAAGTTCCTGGCGGAGCTGTCTTCGCGGCTGGGCCTGGGCGACTTCGTGGTCATGAACCACAAGGCCATCGCGCAGGGCTGGCACGCCAACCCGCGCATCATGGAGGACGTGTTCGAGTCGCTGGTGGGGTGCCTGTACCTCGACCTCGGTCTGATAACGGCCAAGACCTTCCTCCTGGCCGTTATCGAGCGATACTCGAAGTTCGACGACGTGCTGGTCGACACGAATTACAAGGACGCGCTGATCCGGCTGGCCCAGTCGCGCGGGGTCGGGCTGCCGGAGTACCGCGTGCTGAACGACCCGCACGTGACCCAGGAGCCGCTGTTCCACGTGGTCGTGGTCCTCGACGCGGTCCAGTACGGCGAGGGCCGCGACGCGTCCAAGAAGGGCGCCGAGCAGAAGGCCGCGCGGGCCTCGCTGCGCATGCTGGGCGCGCCCGCCACCGAGTTCATCCAGCTGTGAGCTTGTAAATTGTAAAACTACGCCCCGTAGATCTGCTGGACTTGCTGCGCGCTCAGCGCGGAGCCGTACACGCGCAGATCATCCAGCAGGCCCCACCACCCGAGGATGCCGGCGTAGGACCCGATTCTCACGTTGCCGGTGCCGCCGCTGTTCCACGGGGCAACCGCGGCGTTCGAATCGACCGCGACGCCGTTGCGGTACAGCACGGCGGAGTTGGCTGCTTGGTCGTACGTGTAAGCCACGTGCACCCACACGTTGGTCTGGAACTGCACCGGGTCTATGACCGAGGGCTCGAAGAGAGTCATGGACTGGCCGGCGCGCAGGGCCCCGCCGTTGACCCACAGGTAGTGGTTGCCCGGCGGGCCATTGGTCGAGGCCAGCGCGGTGGCCGTGACGGCGAGGTTGCCGTAGACCCAGGCGGCCTTGCTGTACGAGTTGCCGATGGGCACGCCGCTTGTCAGGTACGAGGACCCGTTCATGGCCAGCACGTAGCCGCGGGCGGGGTCCAGGGCCACGCTGGGCGCGCCCGTGGCCGTCAGCGGGTTGCCAAGCGAGTCGGCGGTCGGGACGGTGTTTGACGTGATTTTCAGGTACACTTTGGCGGTATTGCCTACCATCAGCTGCGGGGTGGTGACCGTCGCGGTCACGGTCGCGCCCTGGCCCAGCGGGCTGAAGGGCACCGCCTGGATCGTGTACTGGGTGTTGGCCGCGAACACGTTGGACATCACCGCCGAGGTGCCGGTCACGGTGCCGTAGCTGGTGTACGATCCCGGCGACGCCCCGAGGCCGTACGACAGAGCCACGTTAGAAGCCGCCTTGGGAGTCCAGCTCACCGTGATGCCGTTGGACAACAGCGACCCGGGCGTGGCCGTGAAGCCCGACAGCACCGGCAGGCCGACCATCTGCTGAATTTGCTGCGCGGTCAGCACGGAGCCGTACACGCGCAGATCATCCAGCAAGCCCCGCCACCCGAAGAGGCCGCCTGTGTAGGCCCCGATTCTTACGTTGGAGCTGCCGACGCTGTTCCACGGGGCAACCGCGGCGTTCGAATCGACCGCGACGCCATCGCGGTACAGCACCGCGGATTTGGCTGCTTGGTCGTACGTGTACGCCACGTGCACCCACGCGTTGCTCGGGAACGGCGCCGGGTCTATGACCGAGGGCTCGAAGGCGGTCATGGACTGGCCGGCGCGCAGGCCCGACCCGGCGAAGAACCACAGGTAGTGGTTGCCCGCCGTGCTACCAGTACCTGCTGAGCCCAGGGCGGTGCCGTTGACGGCGAGGTTGCTGCCGTAGACCCAGGCGGCCTTGCTGTACGAGTTGCCGATGGGCACGCCGCTTGTCAGGTACGAGGACCCGTTCACGGCCAGCACGTAGCCACGGGCGGGGTCCAGGGCCACGCTGGGCGCGCCCGCGGCCGCCAGCGGGTTGCCGAGCGAGTCGACGGTCGGGACGGTGTTTGACGTGACCTTCAGGTAGACCCGAGCCGTATTGGCGACCATCAGCTGCGGGGTCGTGACCGTCGCGGTCACGGGCGCGCCCTGGCCCTGCGGGCCGAAGGGCACCGCCTGGATCGTGTACTGGGTGTTGGCCGCGAAGACGCTGGACAGCACCGTCGAGGTGCCGGTCGCGGTGCCGTAGCTGGTGTACGATCCCGGCGACGCCCCCAGGCCGTACGACAGAGCCACGTTGGACACGTTGGTGGCAGTCCACGAAACAGCGACGCCGTTGGACAACAGCGCCCCGGGCGTGGCCGTGAAACCAGCCAGCGTCGGAGGAACCGGCAGGCCGTACATCTGTTGAATTTGCTGCGCGGTCAGCACGGAACCGTACACGCGCACGTCGTCCAAGAACCCGCGCCAGGAGGCGCTGCCGTTGGCGAAGCCGCCGATGCACACCCGGCCCGTGCCGCCGCTGTTCCACGCTGCCACCGCCGTATTGGACGCCACCGCCACGCCGTTCTTGTACAGCACGGCCGCGTTGGCGGCCTGGTCGTACGTGTACGCTACGTGAACCCAGGTGTTGCTGGGGAACAAGGCCGCCGCGGGATCCGTTACTGACGTCGGCACACCGCCGACCAGCCCCTGGCCGGCCTTGAGCACGCCTCCGTTCGACCAGAGGTAGTGGGAGCCGGGGGCTCCGTTGGTGGAGGCCAGCGCGTACATGGGCAAGCTTGTGGTGTCCACGTTGGCGTATACCCAGAGCGCCTTGGAGTACGAGTTGCCGATGGGCACCGCGGTGTTGAGGTAGCCGTTCGTGCCGAGGACGTAGCCGCGCGTCGGGTCCAGCGCCACGGACAGGTTCGCGGCGCCGGGGAGCGCCGTCAGCGGGTTGCCGAGCGAGTCGGCCGCGGGGACGGTCGCTGAAGTGAGCTTCAGGTACACCTTGGCGGCGTTGGCGACCATGAGCTGCGGCGTGGTGACCACCGCGGTGAGGGTCGCCCCCTGGCCCACGGTGCCACTGGGCACCGCCTGGATCGTGTACTGCGTATTGGCCGCGAACACATTCGACAGCACCGCCGGCGAGGCAGCAAAGCTGCCGTACGCCGTGAAAGACCCCGGGGACGATCCCAGGCCGTAGGACACCTGCACGCTCGTCACGTTGGGCCCCGCGACCCACGACACAGAGATCCCGTTGGCCAGCACGGGCCCGGTGGCCGCGGCCAGGTTTGACAACGCCAGGCCTGGCGCCGGGCCCGTCTGCGCCAGCAGCGTCACCGCGGCGCCGGCGACCCCCGCCTTGGACCGCGGGGTCAGGGTCACGGCGTACTGCGTGGATGCCTGCAACGATGTGTACGGCACCTTCAGGGACGTTCCCCCGATGAGCGTGTACGCGAAGTTGCCCACGTTGGCGTACGTAGCCGCAGTAGCGGGGGACACCGACCACGTGAGCGTGAGTCCGTCGGTGTATGCGTTGGCGGCGAGGGCCGTGGCGTTGGAAATACTCGCGACCGCGGGGCTGGCCAGGCGCAGGTACTGGTCGTAGTACCGCGCCCCCATGTCGCGGTAGCCCTGGAAGCTGAAGTGGATGTTGTCGTTGGGCCCGGCGCTGGCCCCGACCGCGAACGGGAGCATGGAACTCACGTACGCGCAGTTGGGCAGGCCGAAGTACGCGACGTTCCCGACCTGCGCCAGCACGTTGAACACGCCCGCGCCGAGGTTCTGGTTGTAAAAATCCGGCGTCATCTGCCCGACGACAAAGGGCACGGCGCTGGACCCGCCCTGCACCTTGGTGCGCAGGTCGATCAGCAGGTCTTGCAGGCACTTCTTGTACTGCGCTTCCGTGTAGCCGGCGAGGACGTCATCCTCCCCCTGGTGCCACAGCACGCCCTTGAACGAGTTGTACGGACTCGGGGCCGGCGGCGTCGAGCCAGAGTACGCAGGGCTCGGGTTCAGGAAGGGGTGGTAGGCCATTGCCCGGTTGGTCCGCTGGATGGCCAGGTCGGTCAGGTTGCCCGCGGTGTTGGCCAGGAAGTTGCGGACAACCGTCACGCCCCCTGGTGTGACCAGCACGGAGTTCGGCCCCGAGAAGCCCGTGCCGCCCCGGGCGCACGGCACCAGCATGATCTTGCGGCCCGGGGCCAGGGACGCCTCGTACAGCCGCGCGAAGGTCATGCCGATGCTGGACGTATTGGCAGTGAAGTTGTTGTGCTGCAGCGGGTCGGTCGCCAGGCACGCGACCTCGTTGGTGTTGAGCGCGAGCGACTGGCCCCACTGCTCGATCCTCGGGGACGAGTAGTCCAGAGCCGGGTTGATGGACTCGATCTGCGCGTTGGCGGCGCCCACCATGTTGGACTGGCCGAACAGCAAAAAGACGTCGTAGCCAGCGAAGCCGTCGGTCGTAAGGGTGCTCGTCACACTGGCGACGGCGGCGCTCGTCGCCGAGACCGCCGCCGCGTTGGACTGCGCCGCGACGTTAGCGGCCGAGGCCGCCAGGGCCGCCGTGGCTGAGACGTTGGCTTGGGCCACGACCGTCGACAACCCGACGAGGTCGGCGAGGGCCAAGGCCCGCTTCCTGAAGTACGACATGGCGTCTGCGGAGGTTTTTTCGCCGGTGCCCGGGCGACCTACGATCCGACCATCTGCTGAATTTGCTGCGCGGTCAGCGCAGAGCTGTACACGCGCAGATCGTCCAGGAATCCGCGCCAGTAGGATATGCTGTTCGCGTACGTGCCGATGCACACCTGCCCCGAGTTGCTGGTCCACGGGACCACCGCCGAGTTGGACGCGACCGCCAGCCCGTTGCGGTACAGAACCGCCGAGTTGGACACGGAGTCGTACGTGTACGCGACGTGTACCCAAACATTGTACGTGAATACGCCAGGGTCGATGATGGACACCGGGATGCTGTTGCCGGTCGATTGCCCGGCCTTGAAAGCGTTGCTGTTCACGTAGAGGTAGTGATCGCCCGGCCCCAAGTTGACGGAGGACAGCGGGTTCATGGACGATGCTGTCGCGTTGCCGTAGACCCAGGCCGTCTTGCTGTACGACCCGCTCAGGGGCACGGTGGTGTTGAGCCAGCCGTTGTTCAGGCCGAGCACGTAGCCGCGCACCGGGTCCAGGGCCACCGACAGGTTCCCCGGGCTCACGGCCGTCAGCGGGTTGCCGAGCGAGTCGGCGGTCGGCACGGTGTTTGACGTGATTTTCAGGTACACCCGAGCCGTGTTGGCGGACATCAGCTGCGGGGTCGTGAAGGTGGAGGTCACGGTCGCGCCCTGGCCCTGCGGGCCGAAGGGCACCGCCTGGATCGTGTACTGGGTATTCGCCGCGAACACGTTGGACAGCACCGTCGGTGTGTCGGTGACCGTCCCGTATGCCGCATAGCTCGAAGGCGACGCGCCGGTACCGTAGGCCAGCGCCACGTTTGACAGCCCCGCGGCGGTCCAGGTGACCGTCACGCCGTTGGACAACAACGACCCGGGCGTGGCCGTGAAGCCCGACAGCACCGGCAGGCCGACCATCTGCTGGATCTGCTGCGCGGTCAGCACAGAGCCGTACACGCGCAGGTCGTCCAGGAGGCCGTACCAAGGGGAGCTGTTAGTGTACGCTCCGATGGACACCAGGCCCGTGCCGCCGCTGTTCCACGACGCCACCGCGGAATTTGACGCTACCGCCACGCCGTTCTTGTACAGCACCGCGGCGCCCGCAGCCTGGTCGTACGTGTAAGCGATGTGCACCCAGGTGTTGCTGGGGAAGGTGTTGCTCGCCGGGTCGATGGCCGAAGACGCCACGCCGCCAACCATGGTCTGGCCTGCCCTGAGGGTGCCGAAGGACGTGAGTAGGTAGTGGCTTCCCGGGAAGAAGTTGATGGAGGACAGCGGGTTCATGGCGCCGTACGATTGTGGGTTGACGTTGGCGTAGACCCAAGCGGTCTTGGTGTACGAGTTGCCGATGGGGACGCCGGTGTGGAGCCAGCCATTTGCCACGCCGAGCACGTAACCGCGCGTCGGGTCCAAGGTCACTGACACATTGTTGGCATTGATCTGGGTCAGCGGGTTGCCGAGCGAGTCGGCCGCGGGGACGGCGTTTGACGTGACCTTCAGGTACACCCGAGCCGTATTGGCGACCATCAGCTGCGGGGTCGTGACCGTCGCGGTCACGGGCGCGCCCTGGCCCAGCGGGCCGAAGGGCACCGCCTGGATCGTGTACTGGGTGTTGGCCGCGAAGACGCTGGACATCACCACCGAGGTGCCGGTCACGGTGCCGTAGCTGGTGTACGATCCCGGCGACGCCCCCAGGCCGTACGACAGAGCCACGTTGGACACGCTGATGGCAGTCCACGAAACAGCGACGCCGTTGGACAACAACACCCCGGGCGTGGCCGTGAAACCAGCCAGCGTCGGAATCGACACACCGGCCATCTGTTGAATTTGCTGCGCGGTCAGCACGGAACCGTACACGCGCACGTCGTCCATGTACCCGCGCCAGGAGGCGGCGGAGTTGGCGAACCCGGCGATGGACACCTGACCGGCGCCGTTGCTGTTCCACGCGGCGACCGCCGTATTGGACGCCACTACCACGCCGTTCTTGTACAGCACAGCGACGTTTGCAGCTTGGTCGTATGTGTAAGCGACGTGCACCCAGGTGTTGTTCGGGACCGGAGTGGTGTCGGTGACGGACACGGGCTGGCCGCTCGTCATCGCCTGGCCGCCATTGAAAAACCCGCCGGTCATGCGGAGGTAGTGACTACCGGGGTATCCAGCTGGGAGATTTCCATGGATGGACGAGACGATGTAGGTCGACAGCGTGTTGTTTGAAGCGTACACCCAGGCCGCCTTGGAGTACGAGTTGCCGATGGGCACGGTTGTGTTGAAGAACCCGTTGAAGGAGCCACCGTTGGTGTTCAGCACGTAGCCGCGTACCGGATCCAGCGCCACCGCGACGTTCGCGGGGATGGGCTTGGCCGCCAGCGGGTTGCCGAGCGAGTCGGCGGTCGGGACGGTGTTTGACGTGATTTTCAGGTACACCAGTGCCGTGTTGGCGGACATCAGTTGCGGGGTGGTGACCGTCGCGGTCACGGTCGCGCCCTGGCCCAGCGGGCTGAAGGGCACCGCCTGGATCGTGTACTGGGTGTTGGCCGCGAACACGTTGGACATCACCGTCGAGGTGCCGGTCACGGTGCCGTAGCTGGTGTACGATCCCGGCGACGCCCCCAGGCCGTACGACAGAGCCACGTTGGACACGTTGGTGGCAGTCCACGAAACAGCGACGCCGTTGGACAACAGCGCCCCGGGCGTGGCCGTGAAACCAGCCAGCGTCGGAAGAAGGCCGTACATCTGCTGGATTTGCTGCGCGGTCAGCACGGAGCCGTACACGCGCACGTCGTCCAAGAACCCGCGCCAGCATACCGAGGAGGCGTTGCCGTAACTGCCAATGCACACCTGACCCGTGCCGCCGCTGTTCCACGCGGCCACGGCCGAGTTGGACGCTACTGCCACGCCGTTCTTGTACAGCACCGCTGCGTTTGCCGCCTGGTCGTACGTGTACGCTACATGAACCCAGGTGTTGCTGGGGAACGTATTGCCCGCGGGGTCAGCGACCGTTGCAGGCGTGCTGACGAGCGCCTGGCCGCTGGTCAGGGTGCCGCCCGGCACCCACAGGTAGTGGTTGCCCGGTGGAATGTGGGTGGAGCTCACGATGTTCATGTTGACGGATTGCGGGTTGACGTTGGCGCACACCCAGGCCGCCTTGGTGAACGAGTTGCCGATGGGCACGTCGGTGTTGAACCAGCCATTGTTCATGCCGATAACGTAGCCGCGGGTCGGGTCCAGTGCCACGGACAAGTTCGCGGCACCGAAGGCCGTCAGCGGGTTGCCGAGCAAGTCGGCCGCGGGGACGGTCGCGGACGTCACCTTCAGGTACACCTTGGCGGCGTTGGCCACCATCAGCTGCGGGGTCGTGACACCCACCGCCACCGCCGCGCCCTGGCCCGCGTTCCCGGTCGGGATCGCCCGGATCGTGTACTGGGTGTTGGCCGCGAACACGTTGGACATCACCGCCGAGGTGCCGGTCACGGTGCCGTAACTCGCGTAAGACCCCGGAGACGACCCCAGGCCGTACTGCAACGCGACGCTCGTCACGTTGGGCCCCGCGACCCACGACACAGAGATCCCGCTGGCCAGCACGGGCCCGGTGGCCGCGGCCAGGTTTGACAACGCCAGGCCTGGCGCCGGGCCGGTCACTGCCGACAGCGACACCGTGTTGCCCAGCGCGCCGCCCTTGGACCGCGGGGTCAGGGTCACGGCGTACTGTGTGGATGCCTGCAACGATGTGTACGGCACCGTCAGGGACGTTCCCCCGATGAGCGTGTACGCGAAGTTGCCTACGTTGGCGTAAGTGAGCACCGTGCCGGGCGACACCGACCACGTGAGCGTGAGTCCGTCGGTGTATGCGTTGGCGGCGAGGGCCGTGGCGTTGGAAATACTCGCGGCCGCGCCGCCGGCCAGCTGGACGTACTGCTGATAGTATCTCGCCCCCATGTCGCGGTAGCCCTGGAAGCTGAAGTGGATGTTGCCGGCGGGGTTCGTGCCGACCGCGAATGGCAACATGGAGCTCACGTAGGCGCAGTTGGGCAGGCCGAAGTACGCGACGTTTCCGACCTGGGCCAGGACGTTGAACACCCCGGCACCCACCCTGGGGATGTACCAATCGGGCGTCATCTGGCCGACGATGAACACCGTGGCATTCGACCCGCCCTGCACCTTGGTGCGCAGGTCGATCAGCAGGTCCTGCAGGCACTTCTTGTACTGCGCCTCTGTGAACCCGGAGGCGACGTCGTTCTCCCCCTGGTGCCACAACACCCCCTTGAAGGCGTTGTACGGGCTCGGCGCCGGAGGCTGGGACCCCGCGTACGCGGGTCGCGGGTTCAGCACGGGATGGTAGGCCATCGCCCGGTTGGTCCGCTGGATGGCCAGGTCGGTCAGGTTGCCCGCGGTGTTGGCCAGGAAGTTCTGCGTGACCCCGACGCCCCCGATCGTTGTCACGGCGGTGTTGGGTCCCGAGAAGCCCGTGCCGCCCCAGGCGCACGGCACCAGCAGCAGCTTCCTCCCGGGCTGCAGCGCGTACTCGTACAATCGCGCGAAGGCCATACCCAGGCTGTTCCCCGGGCCCTGAAGGGGGTGCTGCAACGGGTCGGCCGCCAGGCACGCGACCTCGTTGGTATTCCCGGCAGCCGACTGGCCCCACTGCTCGATCCGCGGGGACGAGTAGTCCAGCAGCGCGTTCAGCGACTCGCCGGTCGCGTAGCCGACCATGTTGGACTGGCCGAACAGCAAAAAGACGTCGTAGCCCGCGAAGCCGTCGGTCGTAAGGGTGCTCGTCACGCTGGCGACGGCGGTGTTGATCACGTTGGTCACGACCGCGTTGGCCTGCGCGACGGCCGTCGAGGTCACGTTGGCGGCCGCCACCGCCGCGGCGGCGGCGATGTTGGCCTGCGCGACGACGGTCGCCAGGCCCACCACGTCGTCCAGCCGCCGCTTCGACCGGTTGAAGTACGACATTACAGCCCCGCCGAGGTTTTTTCCCGGGTGCCGCCGCGTCAGGAACCTCCCCTTATTCTCCCGGCCTCCCGGGAGAAGAATGGCAGCCGACGCGCCCCGCTCGCCCGCCGCCGCGGCCGCCGCAGCGGCCAAGGTGGTGCTGCTGCCGCACATGGGCATGGGCGACATGCTGGTCCTGCGCGGCATGGTGGGGGCCCTGTGCGCCCGGCACGAGCGCGTGGTGGTCGTGGGCCTGCGGCGGTACCGGGACTCGCTGGCGGCGCTGTTCGACCTCCCCAACGTCGCCATAGCGCTGGTCGACGACGCGGAGGACATTTCGCCGGCGTTCGGTTGCCCGGACGCCGCAGCGTTGAAATCCTTCACCGACGAGGGGTACTCGGTGCTGGCCCTGGGGGACCACTCGGGCTCGGGCGAGTGGCGGGCGCTGGACCCGCGCAGCTGGAAGCGCGCGCTGTACCTGCACGCGGGCATGGACCCGGCGCTGATGCGGGACTTCGAGCTGCCCAAGGGCCGCGCGCCGCAGGCCGCCGCCATGCTGGCCAAGGTGCGGGACATCGTGGGCGACGGCACGCCGTTCGTCCTGGTCCACGACGACCCCGAGCGGTCCCTGCGCCTGCCGGCCGAGCTGGGGGACGCCAGCGTCCGAGTCCTGCACGTCGACGACGCGCGGTTCGCCAGCGACGTGATCTTCGACTACGCCGAGGTGCTGCGGGCCGCGGCGGGAGTGCACGCGATCGACAGCTGCTTCGCCATTTTGGCGGGCCTGGCCGCGCCCGGGGTGCCGGTGACGGTGCACGCCTACGCGAAGGACGCGTCCGCCACGGGCTTCGAGGACGGGTGGACCGTCCTGCGCGCCCCGCCGGCCAGGGGGTTGCTGGGCTGCGACCTGCTGCCCGCGGACGACATGGGCCGCGCGCTGGCGGGCGCGTGGCGGCACTTCGTGCAGCTGCAGGCCATCATGCGCGCGACCCGGCACGAGTGGGCGGGCTGCGGGTCGTACCTGATGGGGCCCGAGTCCATGGACTACGACCCGCGCGTGCTGCCCAAGCAGCGTGCCCTGTGGTCGCGGGCGGCGGGGGCCGGAAACGTGCTGGAGGTCGGCGTGCACGGCGGGCACTCGGCGCTGCTGATGCTGCTGGCCTCGCCGGGGTGCCGGATCACGTGCGTGGACCTGTGCGGCTGGACGCACACGGCCGAGTGCGTGCGGTACCTGCAGGCCCAGTTCCCGGGGCGGGTCACGCTGCTCAAGGGCGACAGCGCGGACGTGCTTCCGCTGATCGAGGGCGACTTCGACCTGGTCCACCTGGACGGCGAGCACACGTACGAAAAGGCCGTCGTGGACATCCGCGAGTCCCTCCGGGTGTCGCGGCCGGGCGCGACGTTCGTGGTGGACGACTACCACGACGGCGTCAAGCGCGCCGTCGACGGCTGCGAGCAGCTGCGGATCGTGGAGGTCCCCTCGTGCCCCTGGCAGAACTGCGTGGCCGTGCGGGAAGCCCCCGCGCCGGCGCCGGCGCCCGAGGACGCCCCCGAGGAAACGAGCTTAACGGCCCTGGACTAGCCCCGCCGGGTGAAAAATGACGCGCACCACCTTCGCCAGGTACGCCGCCGCCCAGCCCGCGCCGCCCCAGGCCCCGGCCGAGCCCGAGCCCGAGCCGGTCCAGCCGGCCGAGGCCGCCGGCCCGGCGTTCTGGGCGCCCAGCAGCCCGGGCGACCTGGCGGACCGGTGGACGATCCTGAGCCTGAAGGTCGCGCGGTGCGACACCGAGGCCAAGCGCGACGCGGCCGAGCGCCTGCTGGGCGAGCTGCGGCTACCGGTGTACGACTCGACGTGCGCTGCGCTGTTCGACGCCCTGGGCCGCGTGAACGAGCAGCTGTGGGACCTGGAGGATACCGTGCGCCGGCACCTGGGCGACCCGTACGGCGCGCAGTTCGTGGAGGCCGCGCGGCGCGTGCCCGTCATGAACGACACGCGCGCGCACCTCAAGGCGCGGATCGACGAGCTGATGGGCCACGCCCAGGGGGACGTCAAGAGTTACTCGTGACCCATGCCCGAGATGTGTGAGATGTGTGTGTAAGAATTGTAAAAGCCGAGGCCCCAAGGCCTGATTCCAAATTCCCGACAAATTCACGTCAGGCAGCACGAGTACAGGTTGAAGGGGTAGCCGTGGGCCAGGTGCAGGGGCTGGCGGGCGGTGGTGCCGCGCATGGCGGGCTTGTCGACGGCGCACACCTCGGGTGCGTGGCGGTCCAGCAGGCCGCACACCAGCTCGTAGGCCGCCGCCAGGTGCCGCGGGCGCTTGGCGCCCATGATGCTGACGCTGCCGGTCTGGAACACGCACACGGTCGCGGCCTTGCGCGGGCCCTTGCCGTCCTCGTCGACCAGCAGCGGGATCTTGACGGACGGGTGGCGCTCGGTGTCGAAGTCGGCGCGCGGGGCGTCGGCGCCCAGCCGGTCCAGCAGCGCGCGGGGCGCGACGGTCAGCGGCCGGCCGGTCGCGGGGTCGGTCAGCACGAAGAGCACGTTGATGAGCTGGATGTCGAAGCTGCGCAGCGCCGGCCGGCCCGCGCCCGCGTGGGTCTCGACGAAGTCCAGCAGCGCCTCGACCGTGTCCAGGAACTCGAGCGGCGAGGTGCAGCCCGTGGCGTGCACGCTGCCGTTGTGGAACAGCTTCACGCTCTTGCCCCGCCGCTTCAGCGGCAGCTGGTACCGGAAGCGCTTGGTCACGTCGACCGGCTGGCCGGGGCGCTTGCGCTTGGCCTTCTCGACGTCGCAATCGACCAGGAACCCGTCGTCGTGCCCGGGGCCGGGGCCGGTCCCGCCGCCGTCCGCCAGCTCGGCCGCCAGCTCGGCCGACAGCTCGGCCGACAGCTCGGCCGACAGGCGCATTTCGTCGATGGGCAGGTCGCGCCGGTCCAGCACGCCCGTGAAGGTGATGGTCGACAGCGAGGGCGGCAGCGCCCTGACGTTGACGAGCCGCACCGCGTTGATGCGCGCGAAGCACTCGCGGAACTCCTCGCCGAACAGGTCCAGGCGGCGCTCGACCGCCTCGGCGCCCGGCCCGGCGCCGGCGCCCGGCCCGGCGGCTCCGGCGGGGTCCCCTGCCACGTTCAAACGGACCGCAAAAAGTCGCGCGCGTGGTTCAAGATGGGCAACGCCACCACCCCCGCCGCCGAGCAGACCCCCGCCGCCCCCGCCAAGGCCCCCAAGGCGCCCAAGGCCAAGTGCACCTTCATGCTGCATGACCCCAGCGACCTGTCCTCGCTGGGCAAGTACCAGTCGACCGACTTCCGCTACGCCGCGCTCAAGGTGGCCAGCCGCGGTCACAAGAGCATCCTGCTGCGCAAGACCAACACCAAGGAGATCCGGGAGTTCAAGGGCGATGTGGTGGCGCTGGACACACCCAAGGAGATCCACCGCGGGGATCGCGTGATCCGGTACTCCAAGAAGCCCGTGGTCAAGTTCGTGAAGAAGTGGGTGTACCAGGGGCCCCTGACCGACGAGCCCGAGCCCGCCGCCGAGTGAGCTTAACTTTAGGGGTGACCCGGGATCGGGGTTAACCCGGGACCGAGATGCGGCCGTGCAAGGACGTGCGGCGCCTGCGCGACCTGAGCGCCCAGCCCGCGCGGCGCGACCTCGCCCGGCTGGTCACGCGCTACGGCACGGGCGCCCGCTCGGCGGCGCAGGTGGTGATGGGCCTGGCGGCCCTGGAGGCCCGCGGGCTGCGCGGCGAGATGCGCTGGCTGGCGGCCGCGGCCCTGGGCGCGCTGGCGCCCGTGCCCACGGTGCTGTGGACCTGGGCGTGCGGCCGCTTCTGGCGGCTGTCGCCGCCGGTCAGGAAGCAGGTGCTGCTGCTCGCGGGTCGCGACCCCCGGTACGCCAGGCACTACGAGGCCGCCCGCCGGGCCGCCGCGGGCGCAGGCGGCATGCCCCGGCTGTCGCCACGGGCCAAGGTGCTACCGGGATCGGGGACATCCACAACACCCCCGATCCCGGACGCAGTGTCATCACCCCCGACCGATTCGTGAATCACCCCCGACCGATTCGTGAATCACCCCCGACCGATTCGTGAAAACCATGAACCTGCCTCGACAGCCCGCCTCCGCCCCCGCCCCCGGCCAGGGGCCGGCAGGGCGCGCGCCCCGCCCCGCCGGCGAGCTGCGGGCCCTGCAGCTGGCGCGGCCGCACAAGCACGAGCCGCGCCTGTACCTGGTGACCAACACCCGCACCCAGCCTCCCACGGTGTTCGGGGTGCACCGGCCCGACCCCAGCTCGCCGGGGGGGTCCGTCACGCACGTGCTGGGCTTCCAGCTGCCCGGCCACGCGCGCTCCGTCGCCCGCGCCCTGGCGGCTCACCGCCGGCGGCACGGCGTGTGGCCGCCGCGAGACCCCGCGTCGGTGCGCGCGCTGCTGCTGGAGGCCCTGGCCGGCCCCGACCCCGACCCCGAAGCCGACGACGACCCCGAAGCCGGCTTGGTGCGGATCGAGGAGGCCCGGCTGGCGGAGCTGCTGGCGCGCCTGCGCGGCACGGGCCTGGGGCTGGTGATGGTGCGGGACGACGGGCACGGCCGCGAGATCGGCACGACCGCCACCTTCGAGTCGACCGTGCAGAGGCTGAACGGCGCGTGGTGTCAGCCGCAGCCGCAGCCCCGGCGGAAGTCGGCAACGATGCGGCTCGCCGAGGTGCTGTGCCGCCTGGCGCTGGGCCTGCTGGACCCGCCGCGCCGGCCCGTGCCGTTGCCCTGGCCCCCCTCCTTCCCGCTGCCCGACATGCTCGCTGATCCCGACCCGTGAACTTGTGAACCCGTGAACTTGTAACTGCCGCCGTTATCTCGCCAACCAATCTACAAGCCCCCGATGAAGGTCCAGCAGATAGCGCAGTCGGAATCGGTGTTGATCTGCACCTGGTTGACCGGGCCCGACTGGGCCGTGAACGTGGTCAGGGTGGCCGTCTTGGTCGTCGCGACGGTGCTCACGGTCGTCCCAGAGCCGTACTGTTTGTAGAACTGCACGGTCAAGGTGCCCATCTTGGAGTTTGCGACGGACGTCATGTTCTTGTTGCTGGCCGTGACGAACAGCGAGCCCGCCAAGTTGTCGAGGTTGACCGTGGAGCCGACGAAGGCGACGAGGTTGATGAGGTGCACGTTACTGACCGCGTCCCAGTCACCCTGTTGGATTACCGGCCCGCTGGTGAAGGCGTTGCCTGGCGCGGCCTGTGTGTTGCGCAGCAGGCCGCCTACGTACACGTTTTTGGTAGCCACGAGGTTAGCGGCACTGACGTTGCCTGCAAACGCCCCCGAAGCGCCGCTGACGGTCGTGAACGACCCGGAGGCGCCGCTGACCGTCCCGGCGGCCACGACGTTGGCAGCGCTGACGTTGCCGGTAAAGGACCCCGAGGCGCCGCTGACCGCCCCGGTGGCGGTGACGGTCGTGAACGACCCGGAGGCACCGCTGACCGCCCCGGAGGCCACGACGTTGGCGGCGCTGACGTTGCCAGTGAACGATCCCAAGGCGCCTCTGACCGCCCCCGTGGCCACGACGTTGGCAGCGCTGACGTTGCCGGTAAAGGACCCCGAGGCGCCGCTGACCGCCCCGGTGGCGGTGACGGCCGTGAACGACCCGGAGGCGCCGCTGACCGCCCCGGAGGCCACGACGTTGGCAGCGCTGACGTTGCCGGTAAAGGACCCCGAGGCGCCGCTGACCGCCCCGGTGGCGGTGACGGTCGTGAACGACCCGGAGGCGCCGCTGACCGCCCCGGAGGCCACGACGTTGGCAGCGCTGACGTTGCCGGTAAAGGACCCCGAGGCGCCGCTGACCGCCCCGGTGGCGGTGACGGTCGTGAACGACCCGGAGGCGCCGCTGACCGCCCCGGAGGCCACGACGTTGGCAGCGCTGACGTTGCCGGTAAAGGACCCCGAGGCGCCGCTGACCGCCCCGGTGGCGGTGACGGTCGTGAACGACCCG